GAACATCACCGTGCATGGTCGCGACTACTACGTCATCAGCGACGCCGCGATCGACGAAGCGCTCGCCGTGTTCGTCGGCCTGGTGTTCTACGCCGCCTGGGTCGACGTGATGGACGAAGCCGAACGCCATGACTTCAAGCATCGCCATCATCACAAGTGAACCGGGCGGTGAAGCAACATGAGGCTACTGCTGACATTGACTGCCGCCGTGCTGCTGTTCATCGGCTTCTACGCCATCGGCGGCTGGGCGCAGCACGAGATCGACCACATGGAATGGGTTACTCCGGTTGAAGCTGGGCCTGCTGGTCCAAATAATTGTTTTTGGGGCAAGGACCCGGAAACGCTCAAGATCATGATGTTCACGGGCTGTCCAAGGATTAAGAAATGACCCGTAAGGTTGCCCCCTTCCGCATCGCCCTGCGCGACACTGGCGACGGCTGGTGGGTCGGCATGCTGGCCCCTCTCGATTCGATGGAGCACACGCTTGAGCTTGGCCGTATCCGGCTGCGTGCTGCCGAGAACGAGACCATCCGCAAAGCCTTTATCGAGGTTCTCAAGATGATGCTGGAGGATGTTGCCAAAGAGAAGGGGATGGGCGTGGCCGAGTGGCAGACCCAGAAGCCGATGCCGCCCAGCAGGGGACGCGCTTAGATGTGGACGCTGGTCGTGCTGGTGCTCAACAGCCTGCCGCCGGCCGGCATCACGGTGTTCGGCTTCATCGACCAGGCGGCCTGCCTGGCCGAGGCCAGGCGGTTCTGCGACGGCGAGCCGGGCTGGCGCTGCAAGTGCATCGCCTATGACCCGACAAAGGAGGGCGCGACATGACCGACAAGCACGAGGCCTACCAGCGCGAGGTGATCGAGGAATTCAAACGGCTCGATGCGCTGCAGCAGCCCACGCCTGAGCCCAGGCCAGCGACGCTCGACGGCGAGCTCAAGGCACTGTGCGGCGTCATCCAACTGATCGAGCCCTTGTCGATCGACCAGCGCAGGCGGGTGCTGGCGATGGTCGGCGCGCGCTACTTCGAACCGCGGCCGCAGACGTGGTGGCCTAAAGGTTATCCACAGGCAACGACCGCTTGACGTGGTGCGTCTACGGGCCCAGTATCCTGCTTCCAACCACGGAGACCGAAATGACCCGCCAGCCTCGCAACGTCGCCAAGGAAGCCGCCGCCCTCTCTCTCTTCTGATGAGCCGGGCCTGGGAGAAGCGCTACGGCACGGCCGCCAGCCGGCCGGAGCGCGTGACCATGGTCGAGCTGTTCCACACGATCGGCAACGCCGAGGACAACGCCAGCCAGACCTTCATCGACCAGGGCTGGAACAAGGTGGTCGACCTGGAAGAGCGCCAGCGCCTGATGGACGAGGCCTTCGTTGCTTCGCTCTACACCGACAACCTGATTGTCGCGAAGATCCTGGCCAAGTTCGGCTTCCGTTTTTAATCGGTGCAATCATGAATTGGCGCCCCGCTACCGCTTTCAACAACTCACCGGCCCTGCCCAGCCTGGAGCGTCTCATCCGCGCCAACGGCCGCTACGGCCTCTACCTCATCGCGACGTTCCTGACCCATGCCGGCCGCAAGCGCGCCCGCCTGTCGACCTACACGGTGGGCGGCACGTTCACCGGCAACCGCTCGTTCAGCTCGTCGGCCGCGGCGCGGCGCTACGTCGACACGATCGAGATCACGCCGTCCAAAGGCGGCACCGACAATCGATGGAGCTTCTCCGATGTCTAGCGTGTTCGAACTGCAGCAGGTGTTCGAAGACCCCCGCAAGGGGGCCTGGGACATCTTCACGAGCCACTCAAGCTACGAGACGCGTGCCGAGGCGATGCGCGAGGCTCGCAAGATCAAGGGCCGCTGGCGCATCATCGAGACCCGCATCGTCGCGGTCGACACCGCGACCAAGGCGGGTGAGTGATGCCCCAAGGCAAGCCCAAGGACGAGAGCCTGGCGGCGCGCAAGCGCTTCTACCAGGTGCAGATGTACGCGATCGGCGAGATGAAGCGCAGCGGTGCCTACACCGACCAGGAGCTCGGTGAGCGTATGCGCGAGGTCTGGCAGACTGCCTTCGGCGACCTCGACGAGAAAGAACAAGCAGCTCAGCGCCTGCCGTCATCGCGCCTCATCGACACGATCAAGTAACCTCAACCACGGAGCTCAAAATGCCTTTCGATGGAATGAACGACGATCAGATCCGCGCCGCCGCGCCCAGCGTGTTCGCGACGCACCCGAGCGCCAAAGTCTCCGACAAGTACGCCTACCTGCCGTCCTACCATGTCGTGCGCAACATGCGCGCGCTCGGCTTCGAGGCGGTCAAGGTGCGCGAGGGCACCAAGAAAGCGCCCGACGGCCGCCAGTACGCCCTGCACGAGATCCGCTTCCGCAAGGCCGGCACCGACTGGGCAAGCCAAACCAAAGAGCTCGGCAGCCTGGTGCCCGAGGCGGTGTTCCGTAACAGCCACGACCGCACGAGCGGCGCCGACATGCGGGCCGGCATGACCCGCCTGGTGTGCCTCAATGGCATGACGATCAGCGAGGCCGACATGCGCTTTTCCGTGCGCCATGTCGGCAAGAACGTGCAGGATTCCTTTCATACGGCGGTGCAGGCGATCACCAGCCAGTTCGGTCGCATCGTCGAGGTCGCCCAGGAGTGGAGCGAGATCGACCTCGATGGCGAGCAGCAGCGTCAGTTCGCCAAAGCAGCGCTCGAGGCGCGGGGCTCGACGCTCGAGGTTGAGCAGGCCCTGATCCTGTGGCCCAAGCGCCCGCTCGACGAGAACACCAGCCTGTGGTCGATCTTCAATCGGGCCCAGGAGAACCTCAGCCTGGGCGGCCTGCACGGTCGCAGCAAGGCGGGCGGCTATCGCCAACTGCCGCCGATCCGCTCGCTTGCGATCGACGCCGACTTCAACCACAAGCTATGGCATGTCGCCTCACAGTTTGCGGAACTCGCCCGGTCTGCTCCCTCTTCCGTGGTTGGTTGAAAGAGCACAGATACACCTCAGTGTGATCTGACCGGGCCGCGGCGGCGCCCCGCAACTGCCTCACGGCGGGGCGTCGCCGCACCTTCTCTCCGTCGACTGCGCAGGCGACCTGGAGGGCAAACAATGACGACACAGTCACCTTTGATCGCCTACACCGACACGGGCCGCGCGATTGTCTTATGGCGCGCCTGGGGGATCTGCACGATCGACAACATCATGATGGAAGTGACCCTCGATCCGGCCAAGGCCGCGGTGTGGCGCGACGGCCGGCACAAGGTGGTCGAGATGACCTGCCAGGAGCTGGCGCCCTGGCTGCCTGACAAAGCGCCCGGCGACACGACCCTGGGCGATCCGGACAACCAGATGAACCTGCTGTGAAACGAAACGACAAGGCCGCCGGCCATTACTGACCCGCGGCCCTGTAGCGTGCGCGCCCTGCCACAGGCGCCTAGAAAGGTCGCGTAGTACCGGGCAGCCGGGGAGGGCGTGACGGAACGGCGGACCTACCCATAGTAGCAAGAAGGGGTGAGCCACCATGGATGTAGATGAGTTCTTGGAGTTTCTCTTTCCCAATGTCAACAAAGACGACCCGACCGAGGCGGTGGTGGTCGCCGAGCACAAGCAGGAGCCCGGCAAGCAGCCCTATTGGGAGCACACGCGGTGGCGGCCCGGCACGCTGCCCAGCCCCCTGGGGCGCCATTATTTCTGCATCTCGACGGTCAGCGCGCCGCCGCGCGACCGCAAGCTGCGGCGGCGCCTCACGGACCTCAAGCGGACCTTCGTGATCGGCCTCGACGATGTTGGCCGGGCGGCCAACAGCAAGGTCGACCCGGCCAAGCTGCCCACGCCAACGCTGCGTGTCGAAAGCTCACCGGGCAATGAGCAGTGGCTCTACAAGCTCGATCGACCAGCCCTGCCGGCCGACGCCGCAGCGCTGATCGCTGCCCTCGCCAGGGCCGGCTACACCGACAAGGGCTCGCAGGGCACTAATCGCGTGCTGCGCCTGCCGGGCAGCCTCAACGACAAATATGACCAGCCCTTCCGCGCACGGGTGATCCATGGCTGAGCACGGTCCGATCTACAGTCTGGCCAGGCTGACAGTGGCTTTCAATGTGCTGCCAGAGGGCCTGGCAGCCCTGCCAGAGGCACCCCCAGGGTTGGGCGACGGTCAGGTCGACCCGGTCTTCGAATGGCTCCAGGACCACGACAGGGTGCTGGGCAGCGCCTCCAGGGGCTGGGTGCCGATCGCCTGCCCGTGGGAGGATCAGCACACGCCAGGGCCGGGCGCGGCCAAGGGCACTGACTATCACCCTGGCGCGCCGGGTGGCTTCAAGTGCCTGCATGGCCACTGCGAGGGCCGCACGACGCGCGATCTCAAGGCGTGGATCGTCGAGCAGGATCCGGACGCCAGCCTGGCCGAGCTCGAGGTGCTGGCCGGCGTCGACCTCCAGGGCATCGGGGCCAGCATCGCCGCGGCGCTGGCCGAAGCGGAACGGAGGTCGCGCGAAAATCCCGAGCAGCGTTCCGATTCCGAAGAGAGCGTGCGCTTCCGCCGGCCGCCAGGCAGCGATGCCTACGAGGGCTCGTCGATCGCCATCCGCCTGGGTGAGCACATCAATGCGGTACCGCTGGGGCCGGGACTGCTGCCCAACCCCAGCCTGACAGCGGTCGGTAATATCGCACGGGCGCAGCCGGTGACGGCGCTCAACGTCGCCGTGGTCATGGAGGCGATCGGGCTCGATGCGCGGCTCAACACGATGACCTGGGCGGCCGAGGCGACCCTGGCCGGCTGGCCGGACAAGGTGGAGGTGAAGCTCCTGGTCGACCTGCTGGTCCATGCCTGCACGCGCTGCTGCATGGCGGCGCGCGACAACCAGATCTGGAACGCCTTCCAGAATTACGCCGCTGCCCGGTGCTACCACCCGGTGCTCGACTGGATCGACAGCAAGCCCTGGGACGGTGTCGATCGTATAAAAGACCTGGCCGACACGCTGGTGATGCGCGACCCCAAGCTCAATCCGTGGCGCAATGTCGTGGTGCGGCGCTATCTGATCCAGTTGGCTACAGCCCTGACCAACTGGCAGCGCGAGATCCCGGTCGACGTCGGCTACTGCCTGGTGCTGCAGGGCGCGCAGGGCATTAACAAGTCGAAGTGGGCCAAGTACGGCGTGCTGCCGGCGCAGTGGGTGAAGGGCGACATGTCGCTCAAGCTCGACAGTGGCAACGAGCGCGACACCATCCAGCGGGCAACGATGACGGCGATCACCGAGCTGGCCGAGCTCGAAGCGACCTTCAGGAAGTCGGACATCTCGGCGCTCAAGAACGTGCTGACGACGACGGTCGACCTCTATCGGCCGATGTGGGGCCGCGTGCCCGAGCCGCGGGCGCGCTGCACGGTCTTTCTGCCGACGATCAATCCCGACGACTACCTGGTCGATTCGAGCGGCGAGCGTCGCTTCTGGACGCTGGCGGTGGAGCGCTGCCATTGGCAGCACGACATCGACAAGCAGCAGCTCATGGCCCAGGCCATGGCCCTGATGGAGCAGGGTGAGCAGTACTGGCTGACCAAGGACGAGGAGAAACTGCACGCCAAAATATCGCGTGATCACCAGGCCGACAGCGACGTCAATGACGTGATGGTCGAGCTCGAATTCTACCGCGAGGGTGGCGAACGTGACGATAGCTGGGTGCATAAGTCAGCCAAGGAGCTCTTGGACAATCGTACAACGCCGAGCCGTATCGGTTCGAGCCGGCGCGACCTCAATGCGCGCCTGGCGCGGAGCGGCTGGGCACAAAAAGCAAAAATCAGAGGCAAGGATGGCTGGTGGGTGCCAGCGAAGAAGATGACGCTGCCGTCAACTATGAAGAGCCACAATCTGCAACTAGTTAAGCCGGGAACGTCCAAGAAAGACGGCGACTGAGCTCAGCGATCCCCCCTTTCCCCCCTTTCCCCCCCTGTAATCCCCCCTCAAAAATTCAATAAAATCTATATATATCAAATACTTATTTTTTTAGGGGGAAAGGGGGGATTAAATATAGCTCTCACGTATGGGAGTTAGATTAGAATTTATCTAATCTATTTTAAAACAAACAATAGGAAATGCTCCCCCCCTTCCCCCCTTTCCCCCCTAAGCGGGGGGCGCGTCTATGAGGGCGTAGTGTTGTGTTATGCACACGGCTCGTCTAGGCTTCGCGCTCTGCCACAGGAGGGATCAATGGCATTGTCAAAGGATGAGACGAGAGCTCTGTCGCTTGAAGTGAGGGCGGGTGAGTTCCCCAGCGATTCGGGCGTGCAGCTCTCGCTGGCAATCAGTGCCAAGCGGATGGCTGATGCGCTCGAAGGGATCGAGGCGCTCCTGCAGGATATCTACGCGAAGATGCCGGAACGTCATGAGCGTTGATATCTCGCACACGCATTTCGTGGCGCTGCTTGAGCGCCTCGACATGACCAATGGCGACATCGCCCGGTTCGCCGGCGTCGATCGCAGCACCATCACGCGCTGGGTCCACGGCACGGTCGCCGTGCCGGTCGCGGTGATCCGGCTGCTCGAGCTGGTGCGTGACCTGCAGGACCTCACGACCAGCACAGGCGTGCGCTACCAGCCCGGTCTGGAGGAGCCGTCATGAGGCGCCTGGCTTTCGGCCTGGCAGCGCTGCTGATGGGTTGCTCAGCCCCGCCTCCTGTGATCAACATCACGGTGGTGATGCCGCCAGCTCAAGCGCCAGTGAAGCCTGAGCCGGTCAAGACGAGTTGGCATGACGAGCCCGAGGTGCAAGGCGATTGGCCGCAATGGGGCTGGCGCGTGATTGTCGGGGGTATTCTGACTGGAACACCTTTCGAATTCATCGAGCAGTGTTATGGCCGGGCCAAGAGTGAGCAGGAGAAGTACGCGGGGCAGAATATCGTGGCCGGCTGCCATTGGATGGAGATCCCAGCGCCTGAACAGGTGCATGAGCACAGGGTGTGAGACGATATGCAATTCCCGATCGAGCAATTCACTGCAAAACAGCAGTTGTTCATTCTTCATTATGTCAGATCGCAACACATCACCAATGCTGCCATCGAGGCAGGCGTTAAACCGTCCAATGCCAGCGCTCAAGGATCTAAATGGTTCGCTAATCCCAAGATCAGACAGGAGATCGACAAGCGTATCGCGCTCAAGACCGAGCGCTACTATGTGGCGCCAGAACGCATCATCCGGGAGATGGCGCTGATGGCGTTCAGTAACCTCGAGGACTTCGTCAAGTTCAGCCAGGACAACCAGGCGATGGTCGGCTTCGAAAATGTAACGCGTGATCAGATGGCGAGCTTGACAGAGATCGTGACCGATGAGTTCAGGGCCAAGGACGGCAGCGTTGCCGGCGTGCGCACTAAGATCAAAATGGCCGATAAACAAAGCGCTTTGATGAACCTGGCCAAGCTGATCAACATGCTGCAGCCCGACAAGGTCGAGCACACGGGAACGATCGCGCACGAGCACAAGCACGCTCATGTTGTTTTGAATCCGCGGGATCTTTCACCGCGTCAGCGCCTCGAGCTCAGGCGCGTCTTGACATCGATCGAGCGCGGGCCGGAGGATGATGCCAAGCAAGAGCTCGATGCAGAGGACAGCGATGCCAGTGATCTCCCGGCCCGGTGAGCCGCTCAACCAACAGCCCGATAGTGTGCTCGCGGACGCGTACGCGCGCAGTGATAGCGCGGTCGCCGCGCGCTTCGCCGCGGTGGTGAGCGAGCTCGCCGATTTCGCCGCGACCGATTTCACGCAGCCTGTGCTCGGCTTCGACGCGGCCCGCTATGACCCCTTGAGGCGCGACGCGCGCCAGGCGATGACTGAGCTGCACCGCAGCCTCGAGCGCTGGCGCAGCGGCGGCGCCTTGTGAGCGCGGCGTTCGCCTTCGAGCTGGTGCTGTGGTTCATCGGCGGCCTGCTGCTCGGCAGCGTGCTCTATCGTCTCATGAGCGGACGTTAGTAGCCGCGCTCCATTACGGGGCGATAATGGCTCATTTTCCATAATAGCCATTATACGATACTTAAGACTTAACTTGTTAAGGAGCTAGGCTTATCATGGGTGTGAGGCCTCACTCACTTGATCGTTGCAGCTGCTGCGGCCGGCGACGCCTGATCGTCGAGCGCCTCGATGGTTGGACCTGGTGCAGCTCATGCGCCGAGAAGCTCGAGATGGCGCGCGGCCTGGTGGCGACCGACGACGATCGGCATCGGTTGAAGATGAGTGAGGCCTCACTACCTAGTGAGCGCTCACTCAGGGCCAGGCCAGATGGTGGTCGTCGAAGCGACCGAAAGCCGGGCCGCGGCGCCCCGCCGTGGCCGCCTACGGAGCGCCTACACAGGGCTTCGGGAAAATTGAAAATTGAAAAAGGGGACCCTAGGCGGAGGGCTACGGGAAAATTGAAAATTGAAAAAGGGGACCCTAGGGGACCCAAAAAATCGCGGAAAAAATAGGGGACCCGTTCAGGCCCCAATTTGCCATCCCAGTCGACCCTGGGCTATAGGGGCCCCAACCCGGAGTGCAGGCATGGCCAAAATTCTCAACATGTTGAAGTTCGCCGCCGTTCTGCCGTTGCTTCTCGCCAGCCCCAATCCTGTCCTGGCGCAGCCCAAGCCTGCCGCGCCCGAACCCGCCAAGTCAGCGCCTTCCGAGGTGCGCATACCGCGCATCGCCGGCCATACCGGCATCGTGCGGCCGCAGGCCGCGGCCGGGACGACGGCCATTACATTCGGTTTGAACGGTCATGATGGCCGCGCCTACTATCCGCTGGCCGAGGTCGAGCAGCGCATGCAGTGGATGCAGCAAAACCATCTCACGCTGTGGCGCACCGATGTCGGCGCAACGAGCTTCGACATCTTGGATAAGGTTGTGCCATTGGCGAAAAAATACGGCATCACGGTGCGGCCGATGCTCTATCCCGCCTCGCAAGCCCAGACCTACACGATCGCCAAACGCTACGCCAACGACATCAAGATTTGGGAAATTGGCAATGAACAAGATGCGCCCAAGCAAGGCGCGCAGGATCGCATCAACGCCATGCTGCCGAGCGTGCGTGGCGTCGAGCAGGCCGAGGCCGAGTTGCACGCGGGCTTAAAAACCACCATCAACATCATGAGTTGCAACAATGACGCCGCCGAGTCTCAGTGTGCCGGCGACCCCTCGGGCGACGGCTGGTTCCTCGACATGGCCAAGGCGTCGGGCTGGAATTTCAACTACGTGAGCTTCCACTATTATCCCCGAGTCCACGACACCGGCTACTGGATGGACAAGTACCTCGGCCAAGCCAAGGCCGCGTCGAAGAAATTCGGCGTGCCGGTATTTTTTAACGAAACCAATTGCGGTGAAATTTATGATGGCAATACCGATGGCGGTGGGACCTGCGTCACGGCGCTGACCCAGGCCCTCAACGAGGTCGTCAACAAGTACAGCGACGTCTTTGCCGAGGTGGTTGTATATGAAATGTTGGATCAACCCGATATGGCGGGCGTCGAGCGCTTCTTCGGCGTCTGCTACGTCGTCGGCAACTGCAAGCCGACGGCTGCCACGGTGGCGCAGTTCGGCGCGATGTCGAGCGGCGGCACGACGCCGCCCGATCCGGGCGGCGGTGGCGGCGGGGGCGGCGGTGGCGGAACCCCGACACCGCCGCCCAACTACACCGGCACGGTCAGCGGCACGCTGAACGGCACCTTCACCGGCACCGTCAATTTGACGCCGGTTAAGTGAGGTCACATGAGCGTCCCCGACACCAACCCCGAGTTCGTACCCTCGACTTCCGACCAGCGCGTCACCAACAACGTGATGCGCCACGAGTACCGCGTGCTCAGCGACGATGAAAAACTCAAGATGAAGACCGTCAAGGACTTGGGCTTGGAGTTCATCGAGATGGTCGACAGCTTCGGCCAGAGCCGCGAGATTTCACTCGCCAAGACCAAGATGGAGGAAGCGGTATTCTGGGCGGTCAAACACCTCACCAAGTGACCGGGCTCTTCGATGTCCTGCCCTACGCCTTGATCGTGCTCGGCCTTGCCATCATCCTGTTCCTGGCATTGCGTTCTTAGCTGCGTTAAGAGACCGGCCAACGGCTCGCGCCGTTCGGCTTTTGACAGAGCTGGCCAGGGGCAGCGGCGGCGCCAGCCGCCGCGGCTTCGGCCGATCCGGGGAGGGATCGCATGACCGATCAGGAGCACCAGGCGCTGCGTGAATGGGTCGCCGTTTACAATGAGGATGCACTGCTCGCCGACGGCCTCGAGGAGGCTCTCATTGGCGTCGCCGAGCGTTGCTCGAAGCAGCCTCTGGCGGTCTACGATGCCAAGCGCTGCATCGAAATCCTGGTCGACCGCGACGGCATGAGCTGGGCGGAGGCCGAGGAGTTTTTTAGCTACAACACGTTGGGCGCCTGGGTCGGTGAGAACACGCCGTTGTTTCTGTGGCGCTACAATGCGCCCTGACACGGTACGAGAGGGGGCGAGCGGATTGTTTGCTGGTCCGCTCGTCAGTTAGCCATCCCTCGTGGTGGCACACGTCGGCGCGGCCGGCGCCGCGCCGGCGTGAATTTTCTTCCCGACACGACAACGCCGCCAGGTGAGCTGGCGGCGTTGTGCTGGTCTACCGAAGGATCAGGCCGGGGCGAGCGGCGGCAGTGTCTGGTCGGGCGCCGGCGGCGCGTTGGGGTCGACCGGGCCCTGGTCGGGGTGCGGCGGCTCGGGCAGCGGCTTCGGCGGGGCGCTGCCCGGCATGATGGCGGCGTAGTGCCACTTGCCGTCCTGGCCGCGCACCAGCACCAGCGTGTAGCCCGGCAGGAGCTGCGGCGGCTTGGTGTCGGGCAGGCCGCCACCGCCTCCCGGCAGGCTGTTGTCAGGGCGTCCGCCCCAGCTCCCCGGCGGCCGATTGCCGGGGTGGCCGTGGCCCGGCAACCCTTGATCGGGGTGGCCGTAGCCTGGCAGGCCCTGGTCAGGATGGCCGTAGCCCGGCAGGCCTTGGTTCGGGCGATCGGGCCGGCCCGAGCCGAAGCCCGGGTCGACGGCGCCCTCGAGTACGTGCATGTGGTAGAGGCCGCTCTCTCCCATTGGACGCAATGACACGATAGGCATGTGGCGAATCCCTTCTGCAGGTGGTTGTGGAGCTGCCCGTGTGGTCAGGCAGCGGCCGCATCATATACGCCCCGCCGCTCAAGCAAAGCCGGTTGTCGTGCCCGAGTTATTGATGGTCAGCGCCTGGTGGCGCGGCGCCATCGATTCGTCGACCAGGCCAAGGTGGGTCCAGTCGTCATATTCTAGGATGAGCTGGTCGATGCCGAGCGGCTCGAGGTAGATCTCGAGCGTCGTGCAGATCGCGATCGGCGGGCCGGCGCCGGCGATGGTGAAGTCGCAGGCCAGGCCGTAGAGGTGGGCTGAGTTACTAGCCCCGCCGATCGCCGCGTTGAGCTCGGGCCCGCGGTAGCCTGACGTGATCGTCACCGGATAGTTGCCGCAGATCGCGCGGACCTCTTCCATCACGCTGGCCAGCCGCGTCAGGTTCTTGAGCGCGCTTTCATCCGGCACGTTTGGAATCGATTCGCGCTCGGCGGTGTCGGAGTGGAGGAATTCCTCGAGGCTGAAATGTTCGGTGAGCATGGTCGTCATCAGGCGGTTCCTTCTTTTTCGAAGCAGCGCCGGAAGCCGCGCAGGAAGGCGGCGCGGTCTTTGATGGCACAGCTGTAGCACACCAGCTCGGCGTTCGGTCCGAACGGCCGGCAGGCGTTCAGCGTGCCGCACACCTCGCACGGGATCGGCTCGTCCATCTCGATGGCGTAGGGCCTGATCATGGCGTCCTCCCTATTTGTTGATGCGGCTGCCGGCGAACGCTAAGGCAGCTGCCAGGGCAGCAGCGAGAAGGCCCATCAGCCGGTTGTTGGGGTCGCACGACACCGCGTCGCTGGTGATGATCTCCTGGTGGTGCATGAAACAGGCGGCGGCAAAGGTCATGATGACGATGCCGTACACGCCGACGACAAAGGCGATCAACCAGAAGGCGGCTCTCTGCGGATCGAACGGCGGGCGGTCGGCCATCAAGCATATGCGCTCCTGGCGCATTTGGTTATGATCGGCGCGGACCATAGGAGGACCACGATGGCAGACCCGACGTCTCTCGACAGTGCCCTTTATCGCATGAAAGCCTATGTCGCGCTGCTCAAACAGGAACCGCCGCTCGACAAAGACACCCCGCCCGATCCTGCTGACGACATTGAGATCCTGATTGAGTGGATTGAGCACGCCAAGCCTCTCCTCGGCGCTATCTCGGTTGGCGGCGCGGACTATCAACGGCTCAATCAGCAAGCCAAACTATCAAACCAAGCCCAGGATCAGCTGCAACAGCAGATGTTCCGCCAGACAGCGCCGCCGCCTGACAGGGATCCCGAGCCCGCCTGACAATGGCAACCCTGATCAACTGGAACGGCCAGAAGCTCGACGCCACCAAGCAGCTCGCAGCGCTCGAGAAGTTCGACTGCGAGGAATCGCTGGCGGCGTTTCTCGCCCGCGCCTGGCGCTACATCGACCCCGCCGAGTTCCGCCACGGCTGGGTGATCGACGCGCTGGCCGATCATCTCGAGGCGGTGGTCGACGGCGAGGCGAAACGATTAATGATTCACATCCCGCCGCGCTGCTCGAAGTCGAGCATTTGCAGCGTCGCTTTTCCCGCCTGGGTGTGGGCCCAGGAGCATCGCTCACCGACCTCGGGCCCGGCCGTGCCGATCGTCTGCGGCTCCTATTCATTCAAGCTCAGCGTCCGTGATTCGATCAAGTGTCGAAGGTTGATCAAATCGCCGTGGTACCAGGAGCTGTGGGGCGAGCGCGTCAAGATCAGCTCTGACAATGATATGAAGATCCGCTTCGGCAACGAGGCCGGCGGCGAGCGCCTGGTGATCAGCGTGGATGGAGGTGTGACCGGCGAGGGCGGCAACATCGTCATCATCGACGATCCCAATAATGCCAAGGAAGTGCTGTCCGATGCCATCGTCGAAACCACCAACGAAGATTGGTGGGACGGCACGATGAGCACCCGATTGAATGATCAGAAAACCGGCGCCTACATTGTCATCCAGCAGCGTCTCGGCGAATCGGATCTGAGCGGCCACATCATGCGCAAAAGCGAATGGCCGGAGTGGACACATCTTTGCCTGCCGATGGAGTATGAGAGCCGCCGCAGCTTCGTGACGTCGATCGGCTGGAAAGATCCTAGGGAGAGCGAGGGAGAACTACTCTGGCCCGAGCGCTTCGGACACCGCGAAGTGGCCAGCCTCAAGAGCAACCTGGGGAGCTGGCGCGCCGCGGGCCAGCTGCAGCAGCGCCCAGAACCAGCCGGCGGCGGCATCATCAAGCGCGTTCATTGGCAGCTCTGGCCGCCCGAGGGCGAGGAGGTCGACGAACTCGGCCAGCCGATCAAGCCGGCCGCCTTTCCGCCGATGGATTATATCCTGGCCTCGCTCGATTCGGCTTACACCGAAGACACCATGAACGATCCGTCAGCTTTGACGATTTGGGGCATCTTCACCGGCGACGTGGTGGCGCGCGACATCAAGTACGGCGCTCTCGGCCAGTCGCATCGCGTGTTCGGCGCGGCGGCGCAGCGGGTCATGCTGATGTACGCCTGGGCCGGCCGCCTCGAGCTCCATGAGCTGGTCCAGCACGTTGCCAAGATGTGCGTCCGCAAGCGCCCCGGTCTCAGCGTCGACAAGCTTCTGATCGAATCGAAGGCTTCGGGCATCAGCGTCGCCCAGGAGCTGCGCCGGCTGTTCGCCCACGAAGGTTTTGGCATCCAGCTCAACAATCCCGGCCGCGTCGACAAGGTCGCAAGATTGTATTCGTGCCAGAACATCTTCGAGGAGCGCATGGTGTTTGCCCCCGATCGAGCGTGGGCCGAGGAGGTCATCGCCCAGTGCGGTACCTTCCCCAACGCCGAGCACGACGATTTGGTGGATTCCACGTCACAGGCGTTGCGACATCTCCGCGATCTTGGCATGTTGACGCGGCCGGCCGAGCGCATGGCCGAGCTCGATGAAGGTCTCGATGCCCTCTCCCACCGACGCGTTGTCCCGCTCTATCCTGGTTAAGGTGGCCTGCCACTGCATGGTCGACTGGTGCCGCCCGGTCGAGAACGAGAGCGCGCTGTCGTGGTGGCACGTCCATGTCGAGGAGCGCCGCGACTGGCGCGACGGGCCCTATCCGCGGCGCAAGGTCTACACCGTGAAGGCAATCGATGATAATGCTGCGGCGGCGCAGGGCCTGAAACTGTTCGAGGAGGAATTCTCGGAGCGGCTGCCCGTCCTGCATTGAAGGCCTGCCCCGGCGGCGGGTCGCTAGAGATTTAAAAGCCCCTGGACGCGCCTCGGCGGCGCCACGGAGTGCCCCTCGAGGGAGACTTATCCGTGGCCGGACTGAATCCTAATTTGAGGCTGGTCGACAATCGCCCAACCGATGCGAAGGCCGTGCAGCCGGTCGCCATCACGCAGGGCGACGATGAGGCCGTCGAGCCGCGCCCGAAAGAGCCCGAGGACACGCCGGTTCTCGACGCTGAGGGCAACGTCATAAAAATCGAGCACGCTGACGGCTCGGTCACGGTATCGATCAACGGCAAGCCCCTGCAGAGCGCCGAGCGGGCCGAGCGCACCGGCTGGTTCAAGAACCTGGCCGACGACATTTCCGACATGGAGCTGACGCGGATCTGCGAGGATCTGATGCGCGGCATCGCCGACGACGACCAGTCACGCCAGGAGTGGGTGGACATGGTGGCCGATAGCGTAAGCCTGCTCGGTCTTAAGCTTGAAAATCCACAGTCCGGGACCTCGGGCGATGGTGCGGCGGTCGAGGGCATGTCGCGCGTCCGCCACCCACTTCTGCTCGAAGCCTGCCTGCGCTTCCAGGCGAACGCGAACGGAGAGTTCCTGCCCGTCGACGGGCCGGTAAAGGTCCGCGATGATGACAACAACTCCACCCCGGACTTCGACGATTTGGCCAACCAGTACCAGAAAGACTTCAACCATTACCTGACCTCGACGGCGCACGAGTTTTATCCTGACACCGATCGCATGTTCCTGAAGCTCGGCTTCCAGGGCATGGGTTTCAAGAAAATCTACTACTGCCCGATCCGCCAGAGGCCGGTCAGCGAGACCGTCGAGGCCAAGGACCTGATCGTTAACAACGAGGCGACGTCACTGCAGAACGCCTCGCGCATTACCCATCGCATCTGGCTGAAAAAGTCGACGTTCAAGCGCATGCAGATCTTGGGTGTCTACCGTGACGTCGATGTCGGCACTGCCCGGCAGCCCGACCTCAACGCCATCGACAAGGCCGAGAAGGAGCAGCAGGGCGTCGCCCAGGGCAACATGAGCCGGCCCGAAGACCGCGACCGCGAGATCTACGAATGCTACTGCGAGCTCGACATCGAGGGCTATGAACACAAATGGCGCGGCAAACCCTCCGGGCTCGAAGTGCCCTATCGCGTTACCATCGACGTCAGCTCGCGCCAAATCCTCGCGGTCTGTCGCGACTACAACAAGAAATCCGTTGGGCCGCTGCCCGAGCGCCGGCGTACCTTTGTGCCCTACGTCTTTGTTCCCGGATTTGGCTTCTATGGCATCGGCTTGCTTCACATCTTGGGTAACACGACCAACGCCATCACAGCAGCCTGGCGCGAGATGTTGGACAACGGGATGTTCGCCAATTTTCCGGGCTTTTTATATGCCAAGCAGGCAGGGCGTCAGGACACCTTGCTCAAGCGTGTTCCCCCAGGCGGCGGCTCGCCGATCGACACCCAGGGCATGCCGATCGGCCAGGCCGTGATGCCGCTGCCCTACAACACCACGCAGATGGCGCCGTTGATGACCCTGGTCGACAACATGGCGCAAACCGGGATGCGCCTCGGCGGCACTTCCGAACAGCCGGTAGAGGAGCCCCGAGGCAACACCCCGGTCGGGACCACGCTCGCCACAATCGAGCAGGCCCAGAAGATTATAAACTCCGTCCACAAGCGCATGCACGCGGCACAAGCGCTCGAATTCGCCTGCATCGCCGAGTGTTTCAAGGAGCATCCCGAATCGTTTTGGGAGTGCCGCGACGCGCCGAGCTACCCGTGGGACCAGGAAACTTTCGAGCGTGCGCTCGGCCAGTGCAACCTGGTGCCGGTGGCCGATCCCAACACCGCCTCGCAGACCCAGCGCATTGCTAAAGTTGTCGCGCTCAAAGGCGCCCAGTCCGCGGCGCCGCCGGGTATGTACGATCCGATTGCCGTGGAAAGAATTGTTGTCAGGACGATTGGCTTCAATCCAGATCAGCTGCTGGCGCCGCCCGAGGCCCTCGGCAAGCCGACGCCGGACATGGAGAACGCCAAGGCCGAGCTCGACATCAAGCGTCAGAACGTCGGCGTCAAGCAGCAGGAGGTCCAGGTCAAGGAGCGCGAGGCGCAGGGCAAGCAGGCCCTTGGCCAGGCCGAGTTGCAGCTCAAGCAGCAGGGCCAGACCACCGAGCAGGGCCTCGGCGCCATCAAGGCGCGGGTCGACATGGAGACCAAGCAGAAGGATCTCGATTCGAAGGAGCAGGATCGCCTGATGGGTGCCCGCCTGCAGCTCATCGACCTGGCGCAGAACGTGGCGGTCCATCCCGAGAGCGCCGGCCTGGTCGAGCCGATCGCCCGCGAGGCCTTCCAGGACATCAAAGAGCGTCAGCAGCACCAGGACGTCAAGCAGCACGGCAAGACGTTCGGTGATCTCGGGGGCGACATGAAGGGCCAGCCATGACCCCTGACGAGCTGCCCGACCCGCAACCAAACGAAGTGCCACCGGCACCTGGTTTGGGTGCTGCCAGTGCAGCACCGCCCGCGACGCCGGCCGCCCCGCCGCCACCTGATGCTGATCCGACGGCCAGCCACGCCTTTCTGGGCCGCCTGCTGGCCAAGGCCCGGCAGACCCAGATCGGCCGCATGGTCGATCGCTATCAGCAGCCGGCACCGGGCACCGCCGTCAAGCGTCTGCATGCCGACCTCAAGGGCCTGGCGCAGGAGGGCGAGCCGGGTCGCATGTGGTACGAGAAGTCGAGCAAGCGGATTCTTGATTACGTCCAGGGCGATCGCGGCGAAGCCCACAAGATCGCTCAGCTGATCGCGATCTACTCGCCGCAGACCGCGGTCGACGTCAACACCCAGAACGCCATCAAGGCCTATAACCGCGCCAAGTCAGGTCAACCGATGTGGGCCGGCGATATTCTCGAGCGCGACAAGACGTTTGACACCATCAAGGGCGCGTCTGATTACGCCAAGGAACTGGCCAAGCAGCATCCCGGTGGTGGCGGTGGCAATGCCGGCTCGACCATCACCAAGGTACCGCTCGATGACAGCGGCAAGCGTTTCCTGTTCGCCCGTCACAACATGGCGGGCTACGAGAATATCGCCACCGCCGACCGCGATCTCAAAGCTCACCTGCTGATGAACGAGGGGATCCCGTTCGAAGGTCGCAAGACCAACAATTTCTATCGCAACTTGATGGTCCACATCGATCCGACGATCGATCAAGGCTCGACCCAGGACCTCTGGATGGCGCGCGCCTTCGGCTTCCATGACGACGCCGTGTCGAACGCCACGAAATACGATTTTATGGAGAAGCTGACGCACAAGTTGGGCAAGGAGCTCGGCTGGAAGCCGCACCAGGTGCAGGCAGCGATCTGGACGGCGATGAAAACGCGCCAGGAGGCGGTCAAGAAGGACGTCATGAAGGAGGCGCTCGACAAGGGCATGGCCTCCATGGTGCCGAGCGACAAGGGCAAGCCTAAGTTTCAGATCAACCAGGGCCAGGAGGACGCCTATTCGAGCCTGATGCGCGATCGCGCGCTCGAAAAAGTGCTCGATGCTGATCACATCAAGAAAAGTGCCCGCGATTTTTCCGATTTTCTCGATCAGAACCTGGCGCATGTGTCGTGGGAAGCGACACCGAGCCGTTCGGTCGACCATATGGCGGGTCTTTCGAACCTGTCACCGGAGAAACGCGCCGATTATCACAAGCGCATCAGCGAAGCGTTGCAGGATTCGGACGGCAACGACCTTTTGGCCAAGCATCTTGGCATGTTGTCACCCGGCACCGTAGAAGCACCGGGTTATTGGCAGGGCGACGTTAATCCCGCCTCGCATCTGCAGGTCGCGGCGACCCGTATTAAGGCTGCTGGTCAGCAACCTGATATCGATACCGCCTCGCGTGATCTTTTGGACCACTATGCCAATGCGCGCGGGCTCTTACTGAAGCAGGACGGGGTTGGCTACCACCGGCCCTACTACAATCCGCAGGTCAGCAAGGCGAACGGGGTCGAGTACCAGTTCGAAAAGCCGCTGTCGGGCGATCAGATCCGTCATCTGGGCGCCTTGGTCGATCAGATCCCCGACACGGCGCTGATCCCGAGCGGTCCGGGTACGATGCGCATCGTCAATTTCAGCAAAATGGCCGATCACAAGGTCTTCCATAAGGCGGTCGACGAGGCCTTGCAAAAGTTCGATAGTGGTGGCATAACGGCGCACGAGCGTCTGTTCGCCAGCGATGGCGAGCTGCGCGGCAATGACTGGAAAGCGAACCCCAATGGCGAAGATTATAAAGCACGGCTTAGTGCCGCCGGACGATCCGATGTTCTCCGGTTCGTATCAGATGTTCTCGCACCGAAAGTCGAAGCCGTCGACAAAGCCTTCGCCCAAGAGCACGGGCTCAAGCGCGACACACGACTCGAAAAAGCCATCCGCGCATCCGGCTCACAAGAAGGCGTAGACCTGCTGCGTGGCCTGGGCCGTCGGCCCACCAAGGCCGACGGCGGGCCGGTCAAACGCGATAAGGACTTTTATGATGCCGTGTGGCGAGCGGAACAGGCGCTGCGACGAAAAAAAGCTAACGGCGGCACGGTCGACATGGGCAGCACGCCGTACAGCGCCGGCGAGGGTCCGCCTGGTGAGCCTGGCAAGGGCGTCAAGAAGGCCGCCGGCCTTTCCAGCTTGCTCGGTGGCGGTGGTTCGGGCAGTGGCACGCCAGGCAACCCGGCCAACGCCAATGAATTTGCCATGCAGGTGGCCAATGATCCGAGCGCCGATCCGACGGCCCGCGTGTTCGCTGCCGGTGCGGCGTCGTCTGGCAAGATCAACAGCCAGGGTCAGGAGGCGACCAAGGCCGGCTTCGCCGATGGTGGTCCGGTGAGTGACGATCAAACACCGCCACCGCCACCGCCACCGCCGCCGCAGCAGATCGGCAGCGCGCTCGACACGCCCTCCTACATCAAGCCGATCGACGAGGGCCGGCGCACGTTGTCACCGATCGGGCTCTACTCTCACGCCGCCGAGGAGACCTGGAAGCAGCCGCAGATGAAGGGCTCGCCGGCGCAGTTCAAGGCCATGCTGCTGAAGCGCGGCGTCAAGCCTGACGAGTTCAAGTGGTCGGGCTACGACCAGGCCTTCGCTGGTAAGAACGTCGTCACCAAGCGCGAGGTCCGCGACCACTTCACGAAGCACCTGCCCAAGATCGAGGAAATGGAATACGGCGACAAGAACTACGACTATGCCGATGACACGGGCCCGTCCGGTGGGACGAAGTATCACGACTACCAACTGCCTGGTGGCAAGAACTACCGCGAGGTCGTGCTGCACTTGCCGTCCACACCGACGCACAAGAAAACACTGAACGATGTAGCGCGCGAAAAAGGCTATGGCGACTGGAATAGTCTATCACCGGAACAACGCGCCGAAGTGTCGAAGGAATACGACAACGTAAATAAACCACTCAGGACACCGGAATATCGTTCATCGCACTGGGACGAACCCAACGTGTTGGCTCACCTGCGCCTGAGCGACCGCGATGGACCGCCGGTGCCCAGGTATGTCTGGCGCAACAAGACTTCGGGTGCCACGACCAGGGCTTTTGACAGCGAAGACGAGGCGCGGCGTCATCTGACAACGCTGCCAGAAAAGCTGCACGGCAATCTCGAACTTAAAACGATGAAGCAGCACGAGAAGATCCTGCACCTCGAGGAGCTGCAGAGCGACTACGGCCAGGACGTGCGCGAGGCTGGTGGTTTCCATGATCCCGAGAAACACAAGGCGGCGGTCAAGGCATTGGCGATCCACCAGGGCGACATGCGCGAGCTCTTGAAGCAGAAGCTGCTGGCCGGAACGCACATGTCCCTCGAGAATGTCCACGACCACGTCGATAATTTAGGCGATGGCGGTGTTGTGCGTTCGCTCGGCGAGGTCGGTGAGCAAGCTGCCGCGGACAAATATCGTGCGCTCCGCGACACTGTCGATAAGACAGCCGAAAACAAACTACCACCTGCGCCCTATGTCGACAGCACCGCCAAGTGGACCGACCTCGGCCTCAAGCGCGCGCTGCACGAGGCCGCCAAGGGCGGCTACGACAGGCTGGTGGTGACGCCGGGCGAGGAGCAGGCCAAGCGCTACGATCTCAGTCAGCAGGTCAGCTCTCTAAGTTACGATCCCAAATTTAAGATTCTGGAAGTGACACCTAAAGAAAATTCCCGCATGGCCGATCCGCAGCAGATCAAAGGCGTAACGCCGGAGAACCTTGCCTCGCACATTGGCAAGGAAGCTGCTGAGAGATTGATGCATCCTGATAATCGACTGCCCAGTTCCGGCGTTCATACGATGAGCGGCGACGGTCTCAAGATCGGTGGCCAGGGCATGAAGGGCTTCTACGACACCATCCTGCCCAAGGCGCTCGAGAAGCTGGCCAAGCAGCACGACCCTGAGGCCAGGGTGCAACCGCATGCGCACACCATCGACAACCAGGCAGAGCTCCTGCGGGCGACGCACGACAACTACCAGGCGTTCAAGAACTGGGTCAGGAACAATCCCAAGTACGCCGACATCGGCGACGAGGGCCACATCCACAATGCTTTTCGGCGCGACCAGAAGGGCGCGATGGTGCGCGACTACCTGGCCGCTCATCCGCCGCACAAGCTGCACGCGCTCACCATCACGCCGCGGATGCGCACCAGCATCCTGGCCGGCCAGAAGGGCTACGCCTCAGGCGGTCGCATCTCCGAGCGCCTGCACGACGACATTTATCAGAAGCTGCGCAAGACGATCGACGTCGGCGGCCGCTATCCCTAGGCAAATGGAGGCTTGCATGGTAAAGCGCCCACAAGACCTTGTATGCGAGGCCAACCTCGATGTCTGAGCAATCCAAGAAAGCGCGCTCCGATATGCGCGCAAAAGCCAACCGCCTGGCCAACCAGAAAACCCCTGGCAAGGTCGACGCAAGCTCGTGGAGCCCGTCCGACGCACTCAACGCCGACAAGAAGACCGGCGCCCGGCCGATCAGGGCGAAGGCTTACAAGCACGGCGGCCGCATCCAGGGCGATCGCGGCCCTGTGAACGCTGGCAAAGAGCCGCGCAAGGCTGACGGAGGCGCGCTGTCGATCCACGACACGGCCGACGAGAACAAGTCCAAGCTCGGCAACTTCCACAAGGGTGGCTACAACAAGGGCGGCCGGCCGGAGAAGTGCGGCGGCGGGCCGATGGCCAAGGGTGGCAAGGTCGACAAGCCCGATACCGATACGCTGAAGGGTAAGTACGTCAACATCGGCGGTGCCAAGGTCGAGAACACCCCGGCCGGTAAGCTGGCCAACGTCCGCAAGACATTCCCCAACGTCAAGGAAACCGACGAGAGCGGCAACCCGAAGTTCAAGAAGGGCGGCGAGGTCGAGAAAGAGGCGCCCAAGGTCGCCAAGGCGGTCAGCGGCATGCTGAAGAAAGCCGAGCTGCCGAAGGACGCGCCGGTCAAGATCGGGCCCTACAAAAAAGAGGCCAAGGAAGCCGTCCACAAGCACGAGAAGCACGATCACAAGGGCGAGCCCCTGACCAAGCTCAAGAAGGGCGGCGAGGCCGAGGATTCGGCCGGTGGTCGGGTCGAGCGTGCCAAGGGCGGCCGCGCCAAGGGCGCCACCAAGATCAACATCATCATCGGCGCGCCAGGTGGCGGTCAGCATCCCAACATGCCGCCGCCCCAGGCCCCGGTACGGCCCCCACCGCCGCCGCAGAACGCCCCGCCGCCAGGCATGCCGCCGCCTGGCATGGGCGGGCCCCCGCCGGGTCCACCGCCCGGCCCGCCGCCTGGAATGCCCCCTGGCGGGCCGCCAGGCATGCCTCCCGGCATGCCGCGCGCCCGCGGTGGGCGAGCTGGCTACATGAGCAAGGATGCTGGCGCCGGCTCGGGCCTTGGCCGGCTGCGCAAGGTTCACAAGGAAGGACAGCACACCCCCGGCTTTAAGGGGTAATGGCGTCGTTCGACGAACGGATTGAGAGGCTGGTGCAACGCAGCCTCGACAAGGCGATCGAAGATACGTTGCAAACACTGTCGGCCGGCAATTTGACGGCGCACAGCGACTACAAATTCCACTGCGGCATCATTGCCGGCTTACGTCTGTCCAAGGAATTCCTGGCGCAGGCGCTGAGCGACATTCAGCGAGGTTAACTATGCCTGCAATCGCCATGGCACATGACGAAGATCCGACCGAAGTGTTGCTCAAACAGGTCGGCGATCTCAGCCAGGTCGAGGTTTTCAACAACCAGGTCCTGGTCGCGATCTACATGCGGCCGGAGAAGTCCAAGAGCGGCATCTATGTCGGTCCCGGTGCGCAGAAGGAAGACGAGTACCAGGGCAAGGCCATGCTGATCCTCAAGACCGGCCCGAGCGCTTTCCAGTCCGATGACAAGTGGTTCACCCATGGCGGACCCAAGGTCGGTGACTGGATCATCGCCCGCCCCGGCGACACCTGGCAGCTCTCCATCAACAAGGCACGCTGTCGGATGATGAACGACACCGCGGTGCGCATGAAAATCCCCTCGCCGGATATTTGCTGGTAGGAGCGCGCCATGGCCGACGATCTCAAAGTCGACGAGAGCATCGACAGCCTGAAAGCCCGCATCGAGGAGGAGGCGGAGGCCCGGCGCAACGCCGAGCAGCGCGCCCACAACGCCGAGCGGCGCGCCCAGCGCGCGGTGCAGGACAGTGTCGCCAGCGGCAACGAAGTGCAGCGCAGTCGCATGGCGATGTTCGACAGCGACATTGAACAGTTCAAGACGGCGCGTGATATCCTGAAGGCGCGCCTGCGCACCGCTTCGGCCGAGGGCGATCACGATACGGTGGCCGAGGCCACCGCCGAGATGGGCGACGTCAGTGCCCGCCTGCTCGGTATCGAGCAGGGCAAGTTCGCGCTGCAGCAGCAGATCGACAATCCGCCCTTGCCGCCCGGTGCCGACGTCCGGCCGTTTAATTCCCTCAGCCTCAGCGAGCGTGTCGAGCGCATCGCCAAGGGCCTCAGCGAGAAATCGGCGGCCTGGGTGCGTCGTCATCCCGAATGGGCGCACAGCGAGGAGAAGGTCAGTGCCCTGGTCGGTGCCCACAACGCCTCGGTGACCAAGCACCGCGCCGACAGCGACGAGTACTTCGCCGACATTGAGCGCATCCTCGAGATCGAACCGAGTGCGACCAACGGCGTCGACCGCGACGGCGACGCTCGCTCGACGGCGGCGCGGACCGTGCGCGCGCGCAGCGACGACACGGCGCCACCGGCCGCGCCGGTGCGCAGTGGCCCCAGTAAGAACAGCCGCCGGCTGAGTTCGACCGAACAGGAATACGCCCGCATCGCCGGCCAGACCGACGAAGAATACGCCGCGTCGCAGGACGCCCTGGTCAAGGAAGGTCGCATCACGCGGCACTAGGAGCAGCCATGAATGAAATGCCACGCCGTCGTCGGCGCATTGCGCCGATCGAAGGTCCCGACTTGGCGCCGCAGCTCGAGCCACCGGTCCGCGAGATCCCGCGCGATGAAGCGCAGCGCCCCGAGCCGCGCCAGGCGCCGCGCGAGCTCACCTCGCGCGAGGAGGCCGACAAGCTGTCGAATGAGTTGCTCGAGCGCGACGACCTGGCCGGCGACTTCATCGACAAGTTCCCCATGCCGAGCGGCGGCCCGCCCGATGGCTGGGCCTATAACTGGAAGAAAAAATCGGTGCTGGGCTTCGAAGATCGCGCCTACGCCATCCAGATGGCGACCAGCGGCTGGCGTCCGGTGCCGGCAGCGCGCCATCCCGAATTCATGCCGAGCGCGGGCAACTACTTGGCGATCGAGCGCGAAGGCATGATCCTGATGGAGATCCCGCTGCAGGTGAAGGAGCGGCGCGACGCCATGGCCTACAACCGGGCGCGTGAACAGATTCGCTTGAAGCAGCAGCAGATGAACGCAGCGCCGGCCGGCACCTTCGAGCGCGACAACAAGGGCGCCAGCCTGGTCAATATCCGGCGCGGCTACGAGCCGCTCAACATCCCGACCGACCGTCCCAAGTAAGGGGCTCTTTACAAGATCTGGTGTTTCTGCGCATCGTGCGCCCACTAGTGCGCTCCCCGGTGTGAGCGCGTCTGATTTCCCGGCCCCTATAATTGCCTCGGCGGTGATGACGGAGCCTCCCTCACAGGGAGCAGTCCGTCATGGCGAACACCAACGCGCCGAATGGATTCAATCAGTGGTACGGCGGTTCGGGCGGTGTCCCGACCTTTGCCCTGTCCACTCGCCGTGTAGCCTCGAGCAACACCACGCCGATTTACAGCGGCGATCCGGTCATGCCGGTGATCGCGACGGCGACGGGTTACGTCACCCAGGCCGCGCCGGGTACCACCCGCATCGACGGCATCTTCGACGGTTGCGACTACATGTCGATCGCCCAGAAGCGCAAGACCTGGAGCAACTACTGGCCCGGCTCTGACGCTAGCGGCGACGTCCATTGCCGGATCATCGACGATCCCAATGCGCAGTTTGTCGTCATGGGCAACGGCACGACTTTCAACATTTCCGGCACGCTGAGTGCCTGGGGTACCTCGCCGATCGGGCTCTATGCCCAGTTTGCGATCGGCACCGGCAATGCCTTTACCGGCCGCTCGGGTGCCTATCTCAATGCGGTCGGCACCACGGTCACCTTCCCGTTCATCGTGCGCGGCCTGCGCGACTGGCCGTCGAGTGCTCCCGGAGCTGATCCGACCACGGCCTACAATCAGGTGATCGTCGGCTTCAACAATCAGTGGCAGCGCACCAACGGCGCCGGCCCGACTGGTATCGCGTAAGGAGCCCGCGCCATGGCCGTCAATCTCTCCCAGATCAAGGACCTGTTGCTCCCCGGTCTTCGTGGTGTCGAAGGCAAGTACGAGCAGATCCCGAGCCAATACGACAAAGTCTTCGCCAAGCATGAGTCGAAGATGGCGTTGGAGCGCACTGCCGAGATGCGTTACCTCGGCCTCGCCCAGCTCAAGACCGAAGGTGGCCAGACCGCCTTCGATAATGGCTCCGGCGAGCGCTACGTTTACAATCAGGAACACATCGAGGTCGGCCTGGGCTACGCGATGACCAGGAAGGCGATCGACGACAACCTCTACAAGACCCAGTTCGCTCCCTCTAACCTTGGCCTGACGGAGAGCTTCCACCAGACCAAGGAAGTCTACGCCGCCGACATCTTGAATACCGGCAACGTCTACAACAACAACATCGGCGGCGACGGTCGGCCGCTGATCGATGCCAACCATCCGATCGACGGCCAGGTGCTGTCGAACCGGGCGGCGGTCGACATCGACCTCAACGAAGCCTCGCTGCTCAACGCGCAGATCGCCATTCGCACCAACTTCCGCGACATCGCCGGTTTGAAGATCCTGGCGCGCGCCCGCAAGCTTGTGATTGCACCAGCCAACGAGCCCACGGCGATTCGCTTGACCAAGACCGAGCTGCGGCCTGGTACAGCAGACAACGATGTCAATGCGATCCTCTCAACCGCAGGTGGTCTACCTGAAGGGTTTCTCGTCCTTGATTTCTTGACCTCGCCCTATCCCTGGTTCATGCTGACCAACATCGATGGTCTGAGCTACATGACCCGCATATCCTTCGAAACAGATATGCAAGTGGATTTCATTACAGATAATTTGCTGGTCAAGGGATACGAGCGCTACTCGTTCGCCTACTACAATTGGCGCGCGATTTTCGGAAGCTACCCGACCTCGTAGGAGAAACCAATGGCAGTCACTGCTTTCTCCGGGCCGCTGGTAGTCTTCAACGAGGGCGCTGCCGGCCTGGATCACAATCCCGACAATGGTCCGTCGCTGTTCGCCAACGGCGTCGGCACGCTCGATCCGCGCACTTACAATCCTGGCCAGTCGTCGTCTCGCATGTCATCCGGCTGGTACGGCACCAGCGCCATCACGACGATCGACTTCATCCCGACGGCGCTGGGCGCGGCCACGGTCATCGCCTCGCAGACGCCGGTCAACGGCACGCCGCTTGTTCTGCCGACGGTTAACAGTACCGTTGCCACGGTCGGCGCCAGGATCGGCTCGGCGACCAATCTCGTACTGATCGATGCGCTGCGTGTGTCGATCACGGCGTCGATCGCCGGCAACGTGCTCAGCGTGACGGTAATCAGCGGCACGCTCACGCCGGGCACGGTGGTCTATTCAGCCGCTGGCGCGATCGCGCCGACGACGATCGTCGGCTACGGCACTGGCCGCGGTGACGTTGGCACGTACCTCCTGGACAGCTCGCAGACTTTCGCGTCAGGCGCCCTGATCGGCGCGCCGGGCCTCAATGGCGTGCCCAAGATCCCGAGCAACGTCAGCCAGCAGGGCACGTCGCTCTACAATCCCCTGGCGATGTCGAGCCGCGCGCTCAGCATCACCACGGCGGCGGGCGACAGTGCGGTCTACACGGTGCGTGGCTATGACGTCTACGGCCAGCCAGTGAGTGAGGCGTTCCAGGCTGCTGGTGCCACTACGGTGCCCGGCAAGAAGGGCATCAAGTGGCTGGCCAGCGTCACGCCGGTCGGCACGGTCGGCGCCACGGTGACGGTCGGCACGACTGACGTCTTCGCCTTCCCGCTGTTCACTGGCACCTTCCAGGACGTCTCGATCACCTGGGGTGCCGCCCTGGTCACGGCCAGCACCGGCTACCTGCCTGGCGTCGCCACGGTCGCCACGACGACGACAGGCGACGTCCGCGGCACCTACGCGGTACAGTCGGCGTCAGACGGCAGCAAGCGCTTGACCGTCAGGCAGTCGCCGTCACCTCTGTTCCTGGGCGACACGGCTGGCCTGTACGGCGTCACCCAGGCCTAGGAGATCAAACATGAAGGGTCGCGCGGGAAAAGCTGATGGCGGCTCTGTAGCCAAGGCTGCAGGCGGTCCGGTGGCGAAGAAGAGCGGCGGCGCCGCCAAGGCAGCCGGTGGTCCGGTCGCCAGGAAGTTTGGCGGTGGTATCAAGATCAAGGGCGGCGCCCCGCCCAAGACGATGGGTCGCTCGCCGCGCGCCTCGGGCGGTCGGAACATCAGCAACGCCGGCAGCATGAGCGGCTGGAAGGGTAGTCCGATGGCGGGCACTGCGTCGTCGGCCAAGAACGCCAAGGGCCACTCGACCCCCGGCAGCAAGTAACCATAGAGGGCGTGCCGCTGACAGCGTGACCGTGGGCGCGCCAAGGAGAATGCGATGCGCCCCATCACTGTTTCTGTCGGTTTCCTGATCATAACGCCTGTCAGTCCGACCCTGATCCGTACTGCCCTGCCGGTCACGGGCCCCGGCACGCTCGTTCTGGACGGCGTCGGAGTGGTCAACGGCGTCGCGGCGTTCGCCACAGAACGCAACGTCCTGTTCACCTTCGCCGCAGCCGAGAACACCGCGCTGCCGCTCCTTCAGATTAGCGGTGCCAACGCCAAGGGTTACCCGGTCAGCGAGACGATCTACGGCCCGATCGCCGCCGGCACGGTGATGTCGGTCAACCAGTACTTAAAGGTCCCCTCGGTCACTGCGTTGAGGGCCTCTGCCGGCACTGTCAGCATCGGCACGGCCAGCACCGGCACGAGCCCCTGGGTCGCCTTCGATACATGGTCGCCTGGTGACGTGGCCATCCAGGTCAACGTCGCGTCCGCGGTCAATTACACAGTGCAGTCGACGCTCGACGACCCGAACGACGTCAACAGTCCGGTCTACAACAACGTGGCCGGCGTCACCTGGGTCAACTCAAGCGACGCTGCCGTGGTCAACTCCGTCGTCAGCGCCCAGAGCAACTTCCTGTTCGTGCCGTCCTACGCGCGGGTGTTGCTGAACAGCGGCGTCGGCCAGGTGACGGCAACCTTCACGCAGTCCGGGGCATCATGACATGCCGACTGGCCTGTCGAATGCTACGGGGCTGTCGGCGACCGGCGCGTCGCTGATCCTGAGCGCGCGCGGCACCAGCAGCGGCACCGGCCTGACGACGGGTGGCGGCACAGGCGGCGGCAGTGGCGCGCGCAAGAGCTTCAACTTCATGACGGGCACGTTGCCCTTCGGGGCGACCCTGACACGCGCCTCGGTCGGCTGGTATTTCAACAGCGCCAATACGTTGACCAGCGCCGCCGCCAACGTGGCGCGCTTCGACTATGGCCTGGTGTCGAACCAGCTGCGCGGCCTGCTGGTCGAGCCGACGCAGACCAACTACGTGCGCAACTCGTCGGCCAGCGGCGCGGTGGCCGGAACACCGGGGACGCCGCCGGTTTCTTGGGTGACCTCTCCTTCCGGGGTGACGGTGACGATCGTCGGTCTGTTCACGGTCAACGGCATTCAGGTTTTGCGGACACGTTTCTTCGGTACGCCTTCAAGTGGCGTCAGTTCGGTCGGTTACGAGTGGGCTGGTGGTGTGACCGGCATGACTGTCGGAACGCAGTATATGCAAGGTGCCTATGTTGCCCTGAATGTCACGACCACTAACGGTTTCACTGTCAATCACTGGGGACAAATCTTGGACAACCTGGGGGGCATCAACAGCGACAGCCAGGCTGGGTTCGCACCAACATCGACCCTTACTTTCTTCGGCAATCCGCAAACCGTACCGGCCATTGGCCCGGCGCCTTACTCGATGCCGAATGCGTCCATCATCTTCTATCAGGGCACCGGCGCGATGGACTTCACGATCGACATCGGCGCGCCGGTCATACAGGTGGGCAGCCTCACCAACATGAGCCCGATCATCAGCACCGGCACCGCGCTGACCCGCGCCGCCGATGTGCTTACCCTGACGCCGCCTCTGGGAACCTATAACGTCGCCATCGTGCGTGTGTCGGGCACGATCAACTTGCCGGGCACCGTCGTCGGCGCCGCGGGCTACGTCGTGCCGACCGACCCGTCGCCCCTGCAATCTATCACGTTCACGTAGGCGATCATGGCCAGTTCAGGAACCTACGCCTTCAATCCCAGCCTGGGCGAGATTGTCCTCTATGCTTTCAACTTGTGCCAGATCCGCTCGCCGGCGCTCGTCCAGGAGCACATGGAGACGGCTAGGATGGCGGCCAACATGCTGCTGGCCGACTGGAGCCAGCAGGGCGTCAACCTGTGGAAGGTCGACCTGGTGGTGGCGCCGTTGGTCGAGGGCGAGGCGACTTACGCCGTCGATCCCAAGACCATCCTGGTGCTCGACGCCTACATCCACACCGACGACGCCGGCACGCTCACCGATCGCATTATCCTGCCGGTCTCGCGTTCGGAGTACGCCAGCTATCCCAACAAGGTCCAGCCGGGCTTCCCGACGGTGTTCTGGTTCGATCGACTGATCAGTCCGACGATCACGCTGTGGCCGGTGCCAACCGAGTGGACTGGAAAGGAGCTGCACTACTACCGCGTCACTCAGATACAGGACGCCGTCCTGCCGGGGGCGACGTCGATGGACCTGCCCTACCGCTGGTTCAATGCTTTCGCCGATGGCCTGGCGCTGCAGCTCGCGCGTAGTTGGGCGCCGGCGCTGATCCCGGCCCTGGCGCCGTTTGCTGAGAAGAGTTACGCGACCGCGGCCGGCAATGATGTCGAGCACGCGCACTTCTACATCACGCCGATGCTCGGCGGGTATTGGCGCTACTAATGGCCTACGCATCCAAAGCAGGACGAGCTCGCGTCAGCGCATCGAGGCCGCGCGCCTTCGCGGTGTGCGACAGGTGTGGCATCTGGTTCAATCACGACAAGCTACGCTTTCAATTTGATTGGGCCGGCACGTCCCTCGTCAACAAGCGCATCCTGGTGTGTGGTCCGTGCGTTGACCGCCCGCAGGAGCAACTGCGCGCCATCATCCTGCCGGCCGACCCGATGCCAATCCTTAACCCGCGCCCCGAGCAGCCGATCGAGGCCTATACCGACTACCGCTTCACGGATAGCGCCGCGACCGACAAGCATCGTCACGGCATCGCTATCCCGCAGGGCGCCAGGCGCACCACCCAGAACGATGAGCCGCGCGTGACCCAGACAACCGGCGACACTTTTGTCGGCGAAAGCCGTGTCACCGGCCTCACCGACACCTCCGGCGAGCGCGTCACCGAGGACGGCCGCCCGCGCATCAGGGAATGGAGGAGGTCGTAGATGGGCGACAGCTACACCAAGCTCCCGCCGGTCACGATCTCGGGCCTGCCCAGAGCCGGCGCGGCGCACGTCACTGACCTGATCGAGGTCAGCACCGGCGGCGCCACCATGTCGGCCTCACTGGGCCAGGTCGTCCAGCTGGCAACCACAGCCTTCACGACGATGGCGCTGGATATTTTCCTGCCGCTGACCGGAGGCACACTGAGTGGCCCGCTCCAGGGCACGACGGCGACGTTCAGCAACGCTCCGGCCTATCCCAATAACTCGACCAGCGTTGCCACCACGTCGTTCGTGATGTCGGCGGTCACGGCAGGCGGCAGTGGCTACCTTCCGCTGACCGGCGGCACTTTGAGCAACGATCTCTTGGTGGGCGCCCCTGCCACCGCCAGCGGTGTTCAGCTATTCGACGAAGGCTGGATCTCGATCAACGGCAGGGTCGGCTGGGCCGGCATGGACTTCACCCAGAGGACCGCCGGGGTCAACCAGAAGGTCTGGAACATCAATGCCGGCATCGATGGGTCGTTCAACATAGTTGCCTATGACGATGCCTACGCCACGGCCTTGCAGACCTGGTTGTTCAGTCGTGCTGGCAGCCTGACGTTGCCTGGCCCGCTGATCTACAACGCAGCGGCAAATCCGGTCGATAAGAAGAAGTTCCAGACCTCGGTAGCACCTAACGGTCATTTCCTTCTGCAGGCCCTGAACGACGCCGGCGCCCCTCAGCTTACCTGGACGTTCCAGCGCGCCGATCGTGCGGGCTACACGACCATCCCCGGCTGGCTGCAGATCATGCCGCCGCTCAACACCCTCAGCCCTGACCCTTTGCTGCAAGAGAGCCCGATCGTCTCGTTCTTCAGTCCGGCGGCTGCGGTCGATCACAGGTGGTGGCATCTCTGGGCCTCCAGCACGAACCCCGACCTACTCCTGCTTGAGGCAACCGCAGACGATCTCGAAACGTCATCGGCGACGTGGACGTTCAATCGTGTCAACGGCGCCACGGTCCTACCTGGCCCGCTCGGCATCGGCCGCACGCCGACGGCTCTCCTTGACGTTGCTGGTACTGTTGTTGGCGATGTGACGGTCATCTTTGCCAATCTTGATACCGGCGTCGTCGGCAGCGCGCAGGTCATCCGGCAAAACTTGGGGACCAGCCTTTCCGTCAGCAGACGCCTCATTAATACCTTCGGGGTGGGGGTACTGCATGAGTTTGGTACTGGCGTGCTCGGTCGTACCCATGACTTTGATGGTCATACCTTCAGGAATTCGGCCGGTACGCTCAATCAACTTGGCATTCAAAACCAGCAAGTCATCTTCTACGGCACAACATCCGGTCAGTCGAAGGTGCAGGCTCAGGCTTCCGCGCCGGACCTAACCATTACGCTACCGGCGTCCACGGGTACGCTGGCGCTGACGACGCAAATTCCGACAACCCTGCCGCCCAACGGCGCGGCGGGCGGTGACTTGAGCGGCACCTATCCCAACCCGACGATCAAGCCCAGCGTCACCAACGGCCAGGTGCTGACGACGGTCGGCGGGGTCTCGGCGTGGGCGACGCCGAGCGGTGGCGGCGGCGGTGGCACTGTTACCAGCACGTCGGTGGTCAGCGCCAATGGTCTGGCCGGCACGGTGGCGACAGCCACCACGACGCCCGCGATTACCTTGTCGACCACAATTACCGGCATGCTCAAGGGCAACGGCACGGCGATCAGTGCAGGCGTTGCCGGCACCGATTACATGACCCCGGCCAACGTATCGGGTGCCTATCTGCCGATCGCCAATCCGGCCTTTACCGGCACGCTGACGGGAGCGGCGGCGACGCTCAACGGCGCTCTGACTATTTCCATGAACCAGCCAGGCATTCTCTTTACTCACCCGAGTAACGCTGCCGACCAGAAGACTGTGCGCCTCTGGGAATTTGATGATGGCGCTGTCTATATGTCGTTCGTCAACGATGTCGGTGCGTTGCAGAACCAATTCGAGTGGTCGCGGGCTGGCGAGTTCATCTCCCCCTCAAACGTCTATGTGACGCCCAACACTTCGGGGTCCGGGTACTACATCGCCGGTTCTGCCCGGCTGGTCGCTGAGTCAACTGATTACACTTCGATCCGCGCACCGGGCACGGCGGTCAATCGCATTACCGTTGGCGACGACGTCAATCCGACGAACTACTACACCAACGACGTTCATATAATCCGCGATCGGGCGCTCACAAACATTGCGTCGCTAACCACCACCGCGGCGACGTTCTCCGTCCCGGTGAGTGGCACGACGGCGACGTTCTCTGGTGTGGTCTCGACCAACGGCTTCACGGCGGGCTACCTCGCCGTGCCGCAGAACATCCAGGCCAGCAACTACGCGCCTGTGCTGGCCGACAGCGGCAAGCACATCTACCACGCCAGCGGCGCGGCGGGGGCGACGTGGACGATCCCGGCCAACAGTACGGTGGCCTACCCGATCGGCACCACGCTGACCTTCGTCAATGACAGCGCCAACAACATCGCCATCAACATCACCACCGACACGCTGGTGTGGTCGCCCGGCACGACGACAGGCTTTCGCACCTTGGGTATTGGCGGCATCGCCACGGCACTCAAGGTGACGGCAACGCGCTGGCTCATATCGGGCACGGGCCTGACATGAGCGGCAATCTATCCCTCATGCTTGCGCGAACGACCGGCAGCGGCCTGATCAGCGTGACGGTCAATTCAGTACCGGGCGCGAACAGTATTACCGTGCCTAGCGGGGCGGGGTTTTTCACCGCCGAGGGAATTGGCAACGGCGGTAGCGGCTTTGGCAACACGACGGTGGGCAATCGAGCAGGTGGCGGCGGCGCGCCATACGTCAGGAGCAACGTCAATATCGCGACGACACCAGGCGACACGATCTACTACTACGTCGGTTCGCTGGCGGGCTTCGACAGTTGGGTGAACACGCTCAATGTCGCGCCTACATCGTCAGCTACTGGCTGCCTGGCCAAGGGCGGCACTAACGCTGCCTCGGCGACGGCCGGTGTCGGCAATCCGGCAGGCTGTGTCGGTACGGTCAATGCGGGCGGCAACGGCGCAGTCGGTACGAGCGCACGCGGTGGCGGCAGCGGTGGTGCGACCACGGCAGGGTCGAGCTTCACGGCAGGCACCGACACGACCGGCCTGTCGCCGGGGTCACTCTTGGGCGGCGGTACTGGCGGCGCCTCGAATGCAGGCGGCACCCAGCCGGGTGGTGCCGGCGGTTCGCACACGTCAACCGGCACCAATCCGTCGGGCGGTACTGGACGCATCCGCATCGCGTTCTACGGTCCAGCGCCACCGGCACCGTCAACGCGCCTCACCACGTCGTTCACGGGTGGCGGCGACCGTACCGATTTCGGCGGGGAAGTCGGTTGGCAATTTCAGGTAAACGCCAGCAGGTCGATCAGTTGGATGGGGGCTCGTGTCACGACGGCCAACACCGGGCTGCACACCGTCAATCTCTACGATGGCGCTTCACTGGTATTGCTGGCCACGGCATCGGTTGACATGACCGGCAAGAATGCCGGTTCGTCTGCGTGGACCTCCATCACGCCGATTACGCTGGTTCCCGGCGTTACCTACGTGCTCGTCAAGCCGGTCACTGTAGCAAGTCAGGCGTTCATCGGGCAGGGTCCGATGACCGCGCAATCCGTTGCTCAGTCTGTTATGGCGGCGTATCGGGGTGCTTCAGAGCCGTTCGCCACCACCGTTGCGGACGCGCAATTTGGCGGCATCGATTTGGGTTGGTGACACAATGGCTGTCGAGAAACAGATCCCCAACCTGCCCGCTGTCGTCGCGCTAAGCGGTGTCGAGCAGTTCGAACTGGTGCAGGCCGGCGTGTCGGCGCGGGCCAACCTCAACCAGGTCCACGACTACTTCAAGACGTTGCTGGACAGCGACCTGACGTTCGTCATGCCGCTGCAGCGTTTCGGTACCACGGTGACGCTCACCACGGTGCCGATCGCCTCGGGCGGCACGGGCGCCACCAGCCTGGCATCGTTCGGCCTGGTCTACGGCAACGGCGCAGAGCCGGTTGGCACGGTCACCGCCGGACAGACGGGCCAGGTCCTGGTCGGCAACACGGGGGCGCCGCCGACCTGGCAGGCGGCCGCCACCGGCCTGGTGACCAGCTTCAGTGCCGGCACGACCGGGCTCACGCCGGCCACCAACACGGCCGGCGTCGTGACCCTGGGCGGCATCCTCAACTCCGCCCACGGCGGCACCGGCGCGGCGAACTTCACGCAGGGCTCGGTGGTCTTCGCCGGGGCGGCGGCGCTCGCCCAGGATCCTGCCAACCTGTTCTGGGACAACACCAACAAGCGCCTGGGCGTCGGCACGTCAGCGCCGGCCAGCCGGCTCCACATACTGGACAACACTACCGCCTCGATGATCACCCACCAGAATACAGGCGGCGGGGTTTCTTTCAGGCAGCAGGTCGGTTCGTACTATGTCGACCGAACCCTTAGCGTCTTCTTCGGGGTACTCACTGAGCAGGGTTTCGGTGGCGTTGCCATTCGGGGCAGTTGTTTCGACAGCCACATTTTCTCCAACAGTGCCGGGACGGTGGCGCAACTCACCATCGACAACAAGCAGGTGATCTTCTACGGCGCGACCTCGGGCAGCGCGCGACTGCAGGCGCCGGCGACTGGAGGGGATACTACGATCACGTTGCCGTCGTCGACCGGCACGCTGGCCCTGGTCGGCGATGTGGTTGGCCAATACCTGCCGATCACCGGCGGCACGCTGGCCGGACCTGGCAACCTGACTGTCAACGGCAACCTGGCCGGCACGACGGCGGGGTTCAGCAGCTACGTTGCGGCAAACTATTTCAACGCTACGGGCAATTTCTATCAGCTCGGCGGCGTCACCGTCATGGCGCATTCGCCCACGGGTTTCCTGGCGTTGGCGGACCCCGTTAACGGTGGCGTCCGTCTCTACCTGGGCGGCGGCAGCGACAAGACGAACTACCATCGCAACGACAAGCACGCTTTCCAGGACTTCAGCGGCACCGTCGGTTGGCTGGAGATAACTTCCGCCGGGGGGACCTTCAACCTACCGGCCTTCGCGCCGACGCCGACACCGGCCTCGCTCAGCAACACCCAGGTCGCGACCACGGCGTTCGTCTGGGCAGCGATCGCCTTCGGCGGCGGCGGGCCGCCGTCGGGCGTCGCGGGCGGTGACCTCGCCGGCAGCAACTACCCCAACCCGACGATCGCGCCGGGCGTGCTGTCCGACGAGTACCTGTCGTTGGCGAGCGGCGGCACGGTGAACGGCCTGACCACGTTCACGGCTAGCGTGAGGCTCACTTCGTCTCAGCCGCGCCTGATGTTCAACGACACGACCAATGCCGCCAACCTGAAGCTCTGGACGTTCTGGGAGTACGACGACGGCAACATGTACCTGTCGGCCCTGGCCGACGACAGCTCGCTGCAGACCCAGTTCGAATGGAAACGGGACGGTGGCTTCATAGCGCCCCATGGCGTCGGCATCGGCATCGATCCAGGAACGCTCCCGCTCTACATCAACGTCGGCGGGTCAAACCCAGACCTCATACAGGCGATACAGGCGCCCGGTCTGACGAATGGCAGCTCGATGACCATTCGCATGGGCAAGACGCTCGGCACCAACAACGAAAATATCAACCTCATCTACGAGCAGAACGCCACCGCGTCGATGTTCCACCTGGTGCATTTCGGCGACACGCTGGCGACCGGCTTCACCCTGACCAAGGGCGGCGCGGTCAACATCGGCGGCAACCTGACGGGGACGAACGCGACGTTCACCGGCGCGGTGACGGCTGGGAACCTCGGGGTCGGGGTGCTGACGCTTACCCCGGAGAGCAACCCCGACGAGGGTGCGCAGACCTTCTGGCAGACCGCCAGCAGCGGCGCGCGCAATCTCAGCATCGACCTGTACCAGAGCCTCTGGCGCGGCTTCTCCTACCTCAAGACAGGCGGCAGCGTGGTCGGCCTGTGGGACCTCGACATCAACGGCGTCGGCGGCTGGACTTTCTATACGCCGCTTCACCTCAGCCAGCCGATGACCGGCACGTCGGCGACGTTCAACAGCAGCATCACGGCGGACAACTTCGTCGCCAAGCCGCTGGGCGGCGGAGCTGGTGGCGGCTACGCCTCGTTGAACGCCGGCGGGCCGGTCAATTCCGGTTACGTTGGCTTCTTCAAGGCCGACAATACGCGTCTCGGTTACATCGGCTACGACAACGGCAATATCGGCTACACCGCCGAAGTCGGAGCGCATAATTTCAGTGGTGGCCCGATCAATGGCCAGTTGGCGTCTCTGAGCGGCAATATCGATGGTATCCACACCGCCCTTAGTCTGGCGAATGCCAGCGCCGGCGCCAATGCCGATGTCCGCCTACTGTTCAATCTGGCCGGCGTTGCTAGTGGCTACGGCCTGATCGAGGTCCACAACGGCGCGACGCCGTCGATGAACTACTTCACCGGCCCGGCGCTGACCGGCGGTCACGTCTTCACGGGCCCGGTGAGCAGCCAGACCGAGCCGCCTGGCACCAACAGCACGCGCGTCGCCACGACGGCCTTCGTGACCGCGGCGGTGGCGGGGGGTGTGCCGCCCGGCACGGTCGTCGACTTCGCCGGCGACAACGCCCCAGCCGGTTGGCTGCTGTGCCAGGGACAGTCGGTGGCGGTCGCGACCTACACCAACCTGTTCAACGCCATCCAGTACAAGTACGGCGGCGGCGGCGCCAACTTCAACCTGCCCGATCTTGGCGGCCGGGTGACGGCCGGCAAGGAGCTGACGGCGTCGCGGCTGACGACGGCGGGTGCGGGGATTGATGGCGCGACGGTAGGTGCCTCTGGCGGCACGCAAACGCATGCGTTGGCGGAAGCTCAGTTGGCCAATCACTTGCACGCCCAGGCCATTCATGCGCATGCGATGGGCGGGCATCAACATCGCATACCAGACCATGTTCATAGTCCTACTGGTGGCTGGTTTGGTTTAGTCAATGCCGGTCAACTCTACGGCTATCTCAGCGGTTCGGACGGCAATTGGATTGGCATTGACGCAATTAATAATTCAACAGCCGGCATACCGGGTGGTCCAACACTGACGGCTGACATGGAGACAACACCCAACACTGGCAACTCTGCCGCCGTCAATACCGGCGGTGCGGGATCGGGCACGGCGCACCAGAACACCCAGCCGACCATGATCATGAACAAGATCATCAAGACATGAGGAGGTCACTGTAATGCTCTACACCATCCTCATCATCATCCTGATTGTGATCATGATCGGCGGGCTGCCGACATGGCCGCATGCTGCCAACTGGGGCTACGCCCCGAGCGGCGTGGTCGGCGTCATCCTCATCATCCTTGTCGTTCTTCTCTTACTCGGGAGGTTGTGATGCCGCTTGGTCTGATCTTTTGGGTTATTATGCTGCTATGGCTGCTGCTCGGCCTTGGCCTGCAGTTCGGCTGGTTCGGACCTAATCAACAGGTCGGCGTGTGGGGCAACACCCTGATGCTGTTCCTGCTGTTTGCACTTCTAGGCTGGCGCGTGTTTGGCGCCGCAATACAGGGGTAAGACATGGACAAGGATTTTGTCATCACCGTTCGTCTCACGGCGCTTCAGGTCAACCTGATCTTGAGCAAGCTCGGCCAGTGTCCGTTCGTCGAGGTTGCTGAGCTGATCAACGAGCTCAAGCAGCAGGGTGACGCTGCCGTCGAAGCGGCGCGTCAGTCGGCGACCAACGGCGCGAGCCCCGTCCTCCCCTAGAAAGCCAGCCATGGTCACGCCGCTCACCTGGACGAGCTACCTCGACACGATCGCCCGCCTGGCGGTGGTCGCGGTCGACGATGAAAATTTCGTCGCCCTGGCGCCGCAGATGGTGAATTACGCCGAGCTGCGCATCATGCGTGACCTCGACCTGATCGGCACCGTGACCCCGGTCGACGGCTTCTCGCTGATCGCCAATCGGCCGACCCTCACCCTGCCGATTGCCACCTTTATCACCATCCAGGAGATCAACGTCATCACCCCGGTCGGCACCAGTGACCCCAATGCGGGCATGCGTCACCCGCTCGTGCCGACCTCCAAAGAGTATCTCAACACCGTTCACAACAGCTCAGCCGGCGCGAGCCTGCCGCGGGTCTTCGCCGTGATCAACGAAACCCTGGTTGCCTTCGGTCCGTGGCCCGACCAGAACTACGCCGCAGTGATCACCGGCACGGTACGGCCGGCGTCGATCAGCGATGCCAACCGCAACACCTTCATCGCCACCTACCTGCCCGATCTCTTCATCCTGGCCAGCATGGTGTGGATCAGTGGTTACCAGCGCAACTTCGGTCGGCAGTCCGACGACCCGCAGCAGTCGGTCAGTTACGAATCGCAGTACATGACCATGCTCAAGGGCGCGATGGTCGAAGAGGCGCGCAAGAAATTCCAGGCCAGCGCCTGGAGCTCGCTGTCGCCGCCGCTCGTCGCCTCGCCCGGACGCAACGCCCAGCAGGCCCCCGGCTGATGTTGAGCTGGCTGTCCGATAAATGGCACGCGCATCAGCGCTCGATCGATCTGAAACTGCTATGGCCGATCTGTTGCGAGTACGCGCCGACAATCGACCATGCCAAGGCAAGCTTTGCCATGCACGCCTATAATGATCCGGCCTGGACGTGCCTGGGCGAGAACGAGATTTATCGACGCATTGAGGAACTGCGAGCACCCGATGCCGCATGAAACCATGAAGTTCGCCCCCGGCGTCGATCGGAATAAAACCCCGACGCTGAACCAGGCGGCGGTCAGTGTCACCCAGCTGATGCGCCAGATGTTCGACCGCTCCGGCCTCGGGCTATGGCAGAAGCTCGGCGGCTGGCTGCGCTTCTTCCCGCAGCCCATGCCGTCGATCGTGCGGGCGCTGTGGGCGTGGAGCGACACCAACGACCAGAAGTGGCTGGCGGTCGGCTGCGAGACCATGCTGCCGGCGGTTGGCGCGCCGCTGCGTATCATCAAGGATGGCGCGCTGCAGGACATCACGCCGGTCGTACGCCAGGACAATGTCGCGGTGTCGCTCGACACTACGATCGGCAGCAACCTGGTCGACATCGACGACGCCGGCTCGAACGCCACCGCCTTCGACACCGTCTACGTCCCCGCCCACATCGCCGCCGGCGGCCTCATCGTCTTTGGTCTCTACCGTTGCATCGCGGTGAGCTCGAGCGTGTTCCGCATCGCCGTCAATGATCGCTTCGGCAACCCCTCGCTGGCCACGGCCACGGTGACCAATGGTGGCGCCGTTGCCACCTACACCACCCTGCTCAACAGCAATGTCATCACCGTGCTGCTGGCCAAGCACAACTACCAGCCTGGCGACACCTACCCGATCCTGATTCCGACCACGGCGGGCGGTGTCTACCTGGCCGGCGACTACATCGTGCAGAGCGTCGGCGACCTCGATCACTTCACGATCCTGGCGGCCAACCCGGCGAGCAGCGGCACGACAGTGTCGATCAATGGCGGTCAGGCGCGCTACGAGTTCTATCTCGGCAGCGGCCCGATGCCGACTGGCTCGGGTTACGGCACGGCGGGCTACGGCGCCGGCGGCTACGGCTCGGGTGTCGTGCCGGTGGGGCCGACCGGCAACATGCTACAGACGCGCGACTGGACCCTCGACAATTGGGGCGACCTTTTGATCATCTGCCCGGTCGAGACCAACTTTGGCTCATCGGGCATGACGACGGTTCATGGCGGGCCGCTGTTCTGGTGGTCGCCCTTGAACCGGCCGGCGACGCCGCAGCTCATGTCGAACGGCCCGCCGGTCAACGACGGCGCCTTCATCGCCATGCCACAGCGCCAGATCATCGCCTGGGGCTCGAGCTTCACCGGGATCCAGGACCATCTCCTGGTGCGTTGGTGCGACATCGACAATTTCGACGACTGGATCGCCACGCCGACCAACCGCGCCGGTTCGCGCCGCCTGTCGCGCGGCAGCCGCATTGTCAGCGGCATCCAGCTCGGCTTGCAGGGTCTGCTGATCACCGACGTCGGCGCCTGGACGATGCAGTTCATCGATGGCCAGGGCGTCTACTCCATCCAGGAGGTGGCGCGCGGCTGCGGCTGCATCGGCCGCAAGGCGCTCGGTACGCTCAATACCACCGCCTACTGGATGGGCGCGGCGCAGTTTTTCTCGATGGGCGACCAGGGCGTCGGCCCGATGCCCTGTCCGATTTGGGATTTGGTGTTCAGGAACCTCTATCCCGGCAGCGAATGGAAGATACGGTTCTTTGCCAACTCGCTGTTCAACGAGATCGGCTGGTATTACGCCAGCAAGACCGGCACCGGCGAGATCGACAGCTACGTCAAGAATAACATCCTGATGCCGCCAGGCGCCGGCTGGGATTACGGCTCGTTGTCGCGCACTGCCTGGATCGATCAGTCGATCCTGGGCTACCCGATCGGCGCCGACGGGACGAACCGCCTGCTTTACCAGCACGAGACATCGCACGACGCCGACGGCCAGGCCATGCTGCCGCTGCTGCGCACCGGCTACTTCGTGCTGACCGAGGCCGACGTGCTGATGTTCGTCGATCAAGTGTGGCCCGATTTCAAATGGGGCGTGCCGCCCGATTCGAACGCGACCATTTTCATGACGTTCTTCGTCACCAACTATCCCAATGAGCCCGACGAGGTGCATGGTCCGTTCACGCTGACCACTGCGGTGAAGTACGTCACCCCCCGGTTCAGGGGTCGGCTGGTCTCGCTCGAATTCTACAGCACGGACGTTGGCACGACCTGGCGCGTCGGCGGCACGCGTTACCGCGCCCAGATCGACGGCAAGGTCAAGTAACATGGCCGGCCTGACCGACATCGTCTCGTGCATCCAGTCCGGTATCGCTGAGCTGGCGCAGATGCGCGACGCGCTGACCCATCTCGTGCCGCAGCTCTCGTCGGGTCAGCTCACGACCGACAAGCTGATCCAGCCGGGTTACGTGCGGGTGCTCGGCGTCAGCGTGGTGTCCGGCTCGGGCGGCCAGGGCACCCTGCATGACACCGCGGCGCTATCGAGTGCCTCGACCACCAATGCGGTCTATACCATCTCGAACACGCCCGGCTTCTATCCGACCAACATGGTGTTCACCGACGGCCTGGCCTTCAAGGAGAACACCGGCTCGTGCGTGGTCGCCGTCTTCTATGCGCGGACCTGATATGAAAACGCCAGAACAAGCTCGCGATGAAATCCACGGTGTCGTGACCTATCGCGTGCTGGGCCCCTGTACCTGCTCGAGCGACTACACCGAACGCAAATTGATCGCGCCGGATTGCCTTTGGCATCACTATCACGACGAAATGGAAGAAGCGCTGGAGGAAGCTTATCAGCGCGGGCGAAAAGGCCAGTGACATGCCATTAGCCAAAGGCAAGAGCGAGAAGGTCGTCAGCAAGAACATTAGCGAGATGGTTCACGCCGGCCATCCGCAGGACCAGGCGGTTGCCGCGGCGATGCGCATCTCCCGCGAAGCGCGGCGCAAGAAGCGCGCCGCCGCCGGTGCCGCCGACCTCGACCCCAGCCACCCCGACTACAGTTTCACGCGGCACGAGGCACCGCTCAGTCACGAGTCCGGCGAGGTCGACGCCTGGAAGCCACCCGAGGCGCCGGCAGAGCCCGAGGCGCCGCAGGCCCAGGTCAAGATGCACAGCGGACCGATCAGCTCAGGCGTCGCCGGACGGACCGACCATCTCAACATGACGGTGCCCGAGGGCAGCCACGTCATCCCGGCCGACGTCGTGTCGGCGCTCGGCGAGGGCAACACGGTGGCCGGCTACAAGGTGGTGAAGGATCTCTTCGCCGTGCCGAGTTACCTCAAGGGCAGCCCCTATGGCACCGGCGCCGGCCTGCCCTACAAGGCCAAGCGACCGCTCAATCTCAAGGGCTACGCCTACGGTGTCGGCCCGCCGCCCGGCAAGGCGGCCGCCGGCGGCCAGCAGGGCGATTCGCCGTTCAACCTGGCGGCCGAGCCGAAGAAGGGCGTGCCGATCATCGCCGCCGGCGGCGAGCATGTTTTAACGCCCGACGAGGTCGCGCATCAGGCGCGCGTCAACGGCAGCGACGATCGCGACGATGGCCACGCCATCATCGATGCCTTCATCAAACAGATCCGCAAGAAGCACATCAAGACGCTGAAGGACCTCCCTGGCCCAGCCAGAAATTAGGGAGCTGCCTATGCCCGATCAAACCATCACCGAACAACCCAGCGAACCTGTTTTAGAAGTGCGCACCGGCACGCCGGAAGACATCCACGATCTGATGGAGCTCGCCAAGCTGGCTAGCGAGGAGAACGGCTTCATTCAGCCGAGCGAAGCCAAGCAGCTCGACGACATCTGGCAGGCGCTGCACCTCAACCACGGCATCGTCGGCATCATCGGTCCGCCCGGCGGCAAGCCCGAGGGCGCGGTGCTGTTACGCCTGGTCTCGCTGTGGTATTCAGACCAGCAGGTTGTCGAAGAGCGCGGCATCTTCATTCATCCTGATCACCGCTCGGCCAAGGGGGGCAGGGCGAGCAGGATGTGCGAGTTCAGCAAACGTGTCGCTGAACGCATGGGGCTGCCGCTGTTGATCGGCGTGTTGAGCAATCACCGGACCGAGGCCAAAGTCCGGTTGTACAAACGGCATTTCGGCCAACCGGCCGGAGCCTACTTTCTCTACAACGCGCACACTGGGGGAGCAGCGGGCGATACTCCGGCGGAGTAAGCACGCATGGGCGGCGGCAAAGGTGGCGGCGGGACATCCACGCAGTACAGCGGCGTGCAGATCCCGCAAGAAGTCTTGCAACGCTACAACAAGGCGACCGACCGCGCCGAGAACGTGTCGCAGACGCCGTGGAGCAACTACGGCGGCGAATTCGTAGCTCCCGTCAACGACACCCAGCAAGCCGGCTACGGCACCATGATGGCCGGCCAGAACTACACCAATGCCGGCTGGCAGATGCCCAACCAGAGCCTGGCGCAGGGCGTCAACGCGGCGGCGCCGCTGCTCGACCAGGCCGGCGGCAGCATCAACACCGGCCAGATCCAGGGCCAGGCCCTGGGCGCCGCCGGCCTCGGCCAGGCCGCCCAGGCCTACAACCAGGCGCAGCCCTACAATCAGCAGGCCGGCCAGGCATTCAATCAGGCCATCGGACAGTATGGTGGCGCCTATGCCGGCGCTCAGCCCTACCAGGGCGCTGCAACTGGCGCCGCGGTGGCCGGCATGGGCGCGGTCGATCCCTCACAGCTCAACCTCAACCAGTTCTACAATCCGTACCAGCAACAGGTCACTGAAGCGACGATGGCCCAGCTCGGCCAGCAGCAGGCCCAGCAGCGCAACGATCAGCGCGGCCAGATGATCAAGGAGGGCTCGTTCGGCGGGGACAGGTCAGGCGTCGCCAACGCCAACATGGTGAACCAGCAGAACCTGGCCTCAGCCCAGGTGCTGGGCCAACTCAACACCGCCAACTATGGCCAGGCCCTAAGCGCTGCCCAGCAGCAGCAGGGCGTCGGCCTCGGCGCCGCCCAGGCCAACCGCCAGGCCATCCAGCAGGGCGCCGGCCAGCTCCTGGGCATCGGCCAGCAGGGTTACCAGCAGGGCCTGGGCTACGGCCAGGCGCTGCAGGGCGCGGGCACGGCCCAGCAGGGCCTGGGGGCGCAGCAGTACACGCAGGGCATGGGCCAGGCCCAGTACACCGGCCAGATGGGCCAGCAGATGTACGGCCAGGGCGTCGGCGCCGGACAGGCCCAACAGGGCCTGGGGGCGGCCAATTACGGCATGTATGGCGACGTGGCGGCCAAGCAGGCCGCGCTGGCCGGCCAGGCGTTCGGGCAGAACCTGCAGACGGCGCAGGGCCAGATGGGCTTCGGCACCATGCAGCAGCAGACCCAGCAGGCCCAAGATTCGGCGATGTATAACCAGTGGCTGCAGGAGCAAGGCTACCCGTACCAGGCGTCGCAATTCTACACCAACGCCGTCATGGGGACGGGTCCTCTTTCTGGATCAAGCTCTTACAGCGGTGCCTTCACCCCGCAACCGTTTTTCAGTGACGATCGCGTCAAAGAGAACATGGAGCAGATCGGCCGCACGCACGACGGCCAGGCGATCTATCGATTCAATTATCGCGGCCAGCCCGGCACCCAGATCGGCCTGTCGGCGCAGGAGGTCGAGAAGAGGCACCCCGAAGCCGTCAGTGAACACGGCGGCGTGAAGGCGGTCGACTACGCCGCCGCCACCGCCGACGCTGCCGATCGGCCGGGCAAGGCCGGTGGCGGAGCGTTGGGCGGTGACCCCTTCGGCTACATCCCGCCCAACACCCTGGCGCCCGGTGTCGGCGTTTTAGGCATCGCGCCCACCCTACCCGGCGGCGCTCCGACGGGCGGCCTGGGCGACATCGTCGCCCGGCAGAAGGCGATGTTCGGCGCCAACGCTCCCGGCTCGGGACCGGGCGCGCCCCTGGGGCTGCCCTCACAGGCCGGCATATCGGCTCCCACAGCGCCTCCGGCGGGCGCTGGCGCACCGCCCAGGCCGGCAGATCCGACAGCCCCTGTGGCGGCCGCCGCGGCCGCCGAGGCAGGACCCGCCGCACAGTCTCTCCTGGTCAATTCTCCCGGCGGCAGCGGCGAAGCTGGCACGGGCGGCGTCGGCGGCTCGGCGACCGACGGCAGCGGTGGCAGCGCCGCGGCTGGTACGTCGGGTCAGGGTGTCAGCGGCGACGACGGCGGTACCTACGCCAGCGGCGGGCGCACCGGCTACGCCAAGGGCGGCAGCAAGGCCGACGGCTACGCCGGCGGCTTCGGCGACCTCGATAACATCATGGCGGCCCAGGCCTCGATGTACGGCAACGCGCCGTGGGCCCAGAAGGCCGCCGCCGGCACCGGCTCGATCATCCCGCAGCTCCAGGCCGCCAAGGCCTCGCAGCTCATCAAGCCGGACCTCCCCAAGGCTCCGGCAGCGCCGGCGAAGACCGGCGCCCAGGAGGGCCTGGGCGCCGCCAACGACGCCGTGAAGACTGCCGAGAGCCTCGAGAAGGCCTACGGCATGGGCAAGGATGTCCTGGTCGGAGAGCCGGAGAAGGGCACGCCCGCCATAGCAGGGGTCGGCAAGCCGGGCGATTCGAACTACGTCAAGGCCGTTCCGGCCTCGGATAACTACAAGCCGGCGACCGGCGGCTGGTTCGGCCACCACGGCAAATGGGGCGCGGAAGCGCCGCCTAAGACCGACCCTGCCACAGCCCCCGCTACAGCCCCTGCTACGGCCCCGGCGCCCAGTCCAGCGGCCACGGCGCCACCTACCAGTGTATCTTCCAATCCGGCTGCCACGACCCTGCCAGCCGCTCCTGTGGCCTCTGCAGCCCCTGTCCAGGTCGCTGACACCGCCGACAGTGCCAAGACCCTGGGCGACCTCAGCACCGACACCAACGTGGCCGACCTCAGCGGCCTGGCCGACAGCGCCAACCTGCTGGCCGACGCCGGCAACCTGGGTGACGCCGCCAACCTGGCCGAGAGCGGCACGGCGGTGGCCGACGTGGCGCCAGTGCTCGAGGACGCCGCCATGTTCGCCAGGAAGGGCGGGCGGGTCGGCTACTCGGGCGTCGACAAGGATTCGAGCGCCGTTCCTTTCTATGGCACCAGCATCCTGCCCGAGGGTATCTACAACGCTGACGATCCATCCAAGCTGGCCGAGGCGCCCAAGCCCGATGAGAAGGGCGGCAGCGGCAGCGGCAAGAAGGACAACAGCGCCGCCAAGGCGGGCGGCACCCTGGCCGGCATGGGCGCCGGTGCGGCGATTGGCTCGATCGTGCCCGGCATCGGCACCCTGGTCGGCGCCGGCCTCGGCGCGACGATCGGCGGCGCCGGTGCCAGCATGCTTGCAGCGCGCGGCGGACGGACCTACGCCGAAGGCGGCGAGGTCAACGACAACGAGCCGCCGGAGCCCGGCCTGGCCCCCGCCGCCGAGGCAATCGCGCCGGCCGACAACGTCCACTACGGCATCTTCTCGCGCAGTCAGGGTCACAAGATGGTCGGCCGAGCGACCGACAAATATCGGGCGCGTCGGATTCGCGATAAGCGAGACGATGCTTATGGAGCCTACGACCATTTCATCAAGCCGATCCCGCCGACACGTAAACGCGCCTATGGCGGCCGCCTGGCCTTTGCCGATGCCGGCGAGGTCACCGCTGAGGACGACGAGGCCGAGCGCGAGCTGGTAGCTAGGAAACTGCGCGAGCGTGAGGCAGAGGCTCTGGGCGCGGCCAGGACCGAGCCTGCGCCGGTCGAGCCCACACCGGCGGCACGGGAGATTCTGAAAGGCGGTGAGCTGGCGCGAGCACAGCCCGCACCAGGCGTTGGCGCAGCGGATCAGATGGTCGCCGGGCCGGGCATGCCGGCGCCGCCGGCCGCAGCACCTGCGGCCGATCCGAACGTCGTGCAGGCACAGGCTGCGCCCCCGCCCCCGCCACCGCCACCGCCGCCACCGGCCGTGGAGGCGCCGCAACCGGCCCAGCCAGGGCTGGGTGGCGGTATCGAAGCTTCCTTGCCGACCTACCCCGTTGCCGAGGGGACGAAGACCCTGTTCGGCGACAAGCCCCTGGTCATGCAGGGCGGCACCTGGCGACCGGATACGACCCCGGCGACCCCGCCGCCGCCACCCAAGCCGCCCGGACCAGGGCAGCAAAGGCAACAGCCGGCTACTGATCCGGACAAGCCTTTCGACGATCCGATCAACATCAGGGGTCGCCACTTCACTCAGGAGAGCGGCCAGCGCCAGTTCGATGCGAACGGCAATGTGATCACGTCAAAGACTGGCGCGGTTGGCTGGGGACAATTGGCAAGCGGCGGGCCGCAGGCAGCAGAACTCGCGGGTGAGGTGTGGAGCCCCGAAAAAGCCAGGACCGATGAGGCATACAACAAGAAGCTCAGCAACGCCCTGTACACGCACCTCGAGCAGGTCTTCCCCGACGATCCTTACAAGGCTGCGGCGGCCTATAATTGCGGCGAGCAGTGCGTCAAGGACGCCACGGCCAAGGCGGCTAAGCAGGGCGGTAGCTGGACCGACTACGTACCGGACGAAACCAAAAACCATCTGTGGGTCGTGTCCGGGCAGCGCATGGGCACGCCGGGCAAAGGTGGCGGTGGTGTCGGTAACGCCTCGACCAAGGCCCCCGGCGCGCCGGCCGATACAGCCGCCGACGTCCAGCCATCGGCTGGCGGCCTGGGTGGCGCCAGCCCCGAGTCCAAGAGCCTGTGGGGCCAGTCCAAGGACTGGATCGACCGCAACGAGAGCTGGGGCGTGCCGCTGCTGACCGGCCTCGGTGCCATGTTCTCGAGCCCGTCACGCACCTTCCTGGGTTCGCTCGGCACCGGCATGGTGGCTGGTGGCACGCAGTACGGCACGCTGGGCCAGCGCCAGCAGGGCATCGACATCCAGAAGCAGACGCAGAACATCGCTCAGGCCGGCAAGATCACCGAGGCCATGACCAACATCGCGCGTGAGCGCTCTGGTGTCCTGGCGGCCAATCCGCACGCCGACGTGTCGGCCTACGACAAAATCTACAACCAGTTGCGGAACAAGAACCTTCAACTGGTCGGAGCTGGCGGGATCAGCATCAACACGACACCCGGCAGCTACGCCGACTACATCAAGACCCAGGCACCCGCGATTCAGACTTTCAGCAGTCAGGTCGCACCGCGCGACAATTTCGTCGCGCTCTACCAGAACGCCATGACGACCCAGGACCCGACCGAGCGCGCAGCTCGCTTGCGTGAGGCCGACGCGGCTCTCGAGCGGGCGCGTGCCGGGCAGGCCGTCGGATTGGATGGCAAGGCCCTGGGCCTCACACCCGAGCTCACGGAGGCGCTGCTCCGGTTCAAGACACAGTCGGCGTCGGCCGAAACCACCGGCACGCAGCAGACGCCGCAGGCCGCGGTGGGCCGTATCATGGATGAGCAGAAGAGCATCCTGCAGCGTTACAACGTCCCCGATAGCAACGGCCTGCCGCCCGACGCACGGAAGCAATACGACGACTTGCAGGCACGCCTCGAGGCGCAGCGCCGTGCCGCCGGCATGCGCGCGGGTGGTCGTGTCGGCCGCCGCTTTGGTGGCTTGTCTCCCGACCTGTCAGCCACTGACGACCCCGACGCCGTGACGACGCCCGCCGTGGCGACCGATGCCGACGTCAATGACGACAACATTCAGCAGGCGCAAATGGCGCCTCTGCCGCCGCCCAGCAGCAAGCTGCCGGGGCCAACCGCGAAACCGGCGCCACCGCCACCCGCGGCTGGCGCAACGCCACAGCCCACGGGAGAACAGTTCGACCGTAACAATCCCGAACACTGGGACCGCCGCTCGACGGCGCTCGGTGGGTTAGGCGATGCACCAGGAGCGGCGGCGGCCGCTGCCGAGGCGCAGCGCCTGCGCGAGGCGGCGCGTGGCGGCACCAAGATGGTCACCGAGGATGGCAAGGAAGTCGTGAAGCCCACGCCAGGCGCCTTCGATCTCGACCAGAAGAAATGGCAGCACCAACAGAACCAGAAGACGCTCGAGTGGGCTCAGGGGCAGTCCCTGGCGGCCGAGATTCAAAAGCAGGAGCTGGCGAAATACAAGAGCACGCTGTTCGACGAGAACGGTAATCCGAAAACCACGATGGGCCCGCTCGGCGAGCTGCTCGGTCCGCTTGCCCAACTGTCCCAGCAACTGCTCGGCAATGGTGACGTGGCGCGCTACATAACGGGCATCAGCAGCTCTGATCGTGAAGTTGCCGAAAAGAGCAAGATCGCGCTGGCTCAGGCGATTGCCGCATCAGGATTCGGCAGCAAGGAAACCCAGGGCATCTTCGACCAGGTGCTGAAGAACACGCCGGGCACGCAATTGTCGGCGGCCGCGGCGGCGTTCATGATCGATCACGTTCTGCTACCGAAGGCAAACTTCGACGCCGGCATCTATGATCACCTGCACAAGGGCGACGTCTTCAACGAGGACTACTGGGCGCGGCGCAATCAGTACTACCGCGACAACAAGATGTATCCGCCGACCTATGGCCGCGTTGGCGATCAGGGCAAGACCGAGCAGACCGAGACTGGCAGCACCGTCCCCGAGGCACTGAGCGGCGTCAAGAACCTGGAGCGCAACAAGAAGACCGGCGAGTTCAGGGATGCTGATACGGGCAAGGAGTACGACAAAACAGGCAAGCCGAAGGGAGCGCCCTGATGGCCGGTGATTGGGAACCCGTAAAACGGCCGCCGGCATCTACAGATGCCAGCGACTGGGGCAAAGTCGAAGGGACCGGCGAACCTGGCCAGGGCGGCGTCCTGGGTAACGTCGGCACCGACGATCCCTATGGCGAGATCAAGAACGTCGGCACGTCAGGCATCAAAATGGGGCTCGGCGCGCCGGGTTTTGCCGGCGACACGTTGGACCTGATTGACACGATGAAAGCCGGCGTCAAATCGGTATTCAGCGACAAGACCACCAAGCAAATCAAGGCCGAGCAGGCCGCCGAAAGCGACAAAGAAGCCAAGGGCACTTTCGAAAAAATGAAGGCCCAGGGGAAACCTTGGTGGATGAGCCAGGAGGACTGGGACGCCAAGATGAAAGCGGGTGCGCCCGAGGGCCACTACGCACCGACCACCCAGGATCTCTACGAGAAGTTCGTCAAACCGACGCTGGGTGAATACAAGCCGGTCACCAACTGGGGCAAGACCGGCTCGGCCTTCATCCAGGCCGCCGGCCCTGGCGTAGCTAGCAAGTTCAAGGCCGGCACAGGTGTCGCTCGCGTCGCCCTGGGCGCGCCGACCCTGGCCGAGCGCGCGGTGACGCTGGGACAGGCCGTCAAGCCGATCGCCCTCACCGGCTCCGGCGGCGTTGCCAGCGAGCTCGTCGGACGCCACACCGACAATCCCTTCTGGACCGCCGTGCCGGGTCTGGTGACGCCGCTTGGCATCGAGGGCGCCCTGGCGACGCGGCGGGCGATCACGGGACCGATCACCAATGAAGCCCGTACGCGCGCCGCCGCCGAGCGTTACGGCAAGAATATTAGGGAAGCCGAGCCGCACGAACCGAACGCTGTTCCCAACGCCCTCAGCCGGGCGCGTGAGGCGCTCGGCAACTTGCCTGATTGGCTGAAGGACCGCGACGAGGCGACACCGACGATCGGCGAGCTGTCGCAGTCGCGTGGCTTGGCCCTGGGCGAGCGCGCCGCCGAGAAATCCGATCCAGCCGGAACAGGTGCGCAGCTCGGCGAACGCCAGGCAGCGCGTATGGCGGCGCAGCAGGAGGCAGGACGCAGCACGACCGATCCCAACGCTACCGGCATGGAGGTCAAGGACACGTTGGGACTGGGCGCCGCCGAGCTCGACGAACGCATCAACAAGGCGTTGCCGAAGACCAGCGACATTGATGAGATCGGCGGCGGCATCCGCAACCCGCTGGCCGAGGCCCAGACGAAAGCCGAGGCCGCGCGCACCAAGCTCTATGACAACATGGAGCGGGAGTTCGGCAGTCAGTGGCTAAAGATCCCCGGCCTGAAGGAGCGGGCCGAAGCGCTGATGAAGCACGTCGAGGGCTTCGAGCCGGAAGCGCAGACGACCAAGCACATCGACCTCGCCCGCGAGATGCCGAACGAGGTGCAGTTCAGTCAGCTACGCGTCTATCTGAAGAGCCTCAACAACTTCATCGCCAACAATCGCAGCAGCACGACGGAAGGCATGCGCGAGCAGGTCCAACGCGCCCAGGCGCTGCGCTCAGCCGTATGGGACGACCTGCATGGCGCCGTGAAGAACCGCCTGGAATCGGAATTCGGCAAAGAGGGCGAACGCGGAGCCAATGCCGAGGCGGCCATGGAAGCCCGGCTGACCGAAATGCGCGAAGCATTCATGAACGGCGTGGCAGAGCCCCAGGGACCGAAAGTGCCGCTCAGCCTGGCCGGTGTCGCCGCCCTGAAGGAAGCCAACGCTGCGCAGAAAGCGCTCGGCACGACCTTCCGCGAAGGTGTGGTGGGCGATCTCCTGAAGCAGGACAAATGGGGCCAGGCGTGGAACGTCAAGGACGCCTATGTGCCGAAGAAGGCGTTTCCCGACGGTCCCGACGGCGGCAACGTCACCAGGGCGGTGCTCGAGGCCGGCGGCCCCGATGTTCTGCCGGCGATCAAGGAAGCGGTGATCTCCTCGCTGCGCGAGGTGATGGACAAGAACCATCTCGACCCTGCGGCGCTCGATAAGTGGAAGCAGAAAAAAGGCCCGGCGCTGAAGGCGATCGACGAGGTCGAGCCAGGCTTCTCCAAACGGTTCGATAACCTCGCCAACACCCATAGCGAGCTGGCGCGCAGCTTCCTCGGCGCCGAGGATGTCCAGACGGCGCAGGCCGTCATGGGCAAGCTGCTGCGCGACAAGATCAACGGTCCGTCAAAGCTCAATGCTCTGCTTAATGACGCTGGACACGATCCTGCCGTGATCGAGGGGCTCAAGAAACTTGCCCTGGATCACATGTATGAGACGGCCGGCAACAATCCCCTGGGGTTCGGCCAGAAGCTCGCCGGTCAGCTCCACGACTATCGCCCGGCGCTCACGAAGATATTCGGCGCCGAACACATGCCGGTGCTGGAGAGCCTGATAAAGGACGCCGCCAGTCAGCAGCAGCACGCACGCTTCTCGAACCAGAGCTCGCCCGGCAGCCCGACGCAGTTCTACACCAAGCTCGGCGAGAGCCTGCAGCCCGTCACACCGCCGTCCCTGGGCGCGCGCATAGGCCTCAGCAGCGGATTCGGCGGCCTGGCAGGCCTGGCCGGCTATGGCGGTGGAATGTTGGCCGGACTGCAGCATCCGGGCGCCATGATCAGTGCTGCAGGGACGGCGATCACATTGGGAACGCTGGGTTACCTGGGCAGCAAGCTCAAGGCGCACGGCATCAACGGCGTTCAGGATGCCTATCGCGCCGGCATGGTCGACCCCAAGCTCGGCATGCGCATGCTGCAGTACGCCGCCGAAGGCCCTGGCAGTCAGCGCTGGTGGCAGCGTGTCGGGCCCATGGTGCTCGCCTCGCCCTATGTCGTGCAGCCTGGTCAGCAGCAACTCGATGAAAGAAAGCGCAAAGGTCACGCGGCCGGTGGCGCGGTCAAGGCCAAGTGCGATCACGCCGCTTGCGCCGCCCGGTTGGTGAGCCAGGCCGATAAGATCCGCCGCCGCCACGCGCGCCACACCAAGGTCCTTCTCAATGCCCCCGACGACGCGGTGGCCAAGGCGCTGGCGATCGCCGGCAGGGGGCTCTAGATGGTTTCGACGTTCAGTCCTAACAAGCGCATCGAGCTGCCGGCGTTCAATGACTATGTGAACTCCTGGAACATTCCTGTGAATGCCGACTGGAGTATCCTCGACCTGGCGCTGGGTGGCGCGATCAGCGTCAACCTGACAGGCCTCAGCGGCAACCAGGTCCTGACGCCGACGCAGTATCAGCCGCTAAAAATCATCGCCTCGGGCGCGCCGACCGCCAACACCAACCTGGTCGTGCCCTCGACCGTCGGCGGCCTGTGGGTGGTGCGCAACAACACGACCGGCGGCTTTGCCATCACCATCAGCTCGGCCGCTGGCGGTTCGGTGATCACCGTGCCGGTCGGCACCAACACACTGGTGACGTGCGACGGCACAGCGGCCGGCATGTTCCTGGCCATCAACACCTCGCCGGTGGCGGCCGGCACCGACAGCCAGGTGCAGTTCAACAATGCCGGTGTGCTGGGCGGCGCCGCCACGCTTACCTGGAACGGCACGACACTCACCACCAACGGCCTCAACGTCACCGGCAGCGCCGCCCTGGGCGCCGCCGCCGGTGACACGCTCGCCATCAACGGCACGGCACTCAGCGCGCCCAACGGCCTCAACGTCAACACCAGCCAGCTGCGCCTGGGCGCCTCGCCCTACAACCAGGTCATGATCAACGCGGTGGCGCCCTACGGCTCTTCCGCGCTGACGGTCGGCGGCGTGATCACCAGCACGGCCGGCGGCTATTATTTCCCCGACGGTACCAACCAGACGACAGCAGCGGCGCCGCGCGCGCCCGCCGGCACGATCATCGAGGGCTACTGGGACACGGCACCTCCGGGCTATGTCATGCTCGACGGCAAGACGATCGGCAGCGCAGCGTCAGGTGCGAGCGCGCGCGCCAACACTGACTGCCTGAACCTGTACAGCATACTGTGGAACTACACCGGCCTAGCCATCTACACGTCGGCCGGCGTGCTGACGACGCGCGGTGCCAGCGCCGCGCTCGACTTTGCAGCTCCTGCCAACAAGCGCCTGGCCCTGCCCGATCACAGCGGACGCGTCATGGCGGCGCGCGATAATCTCAGCGGCACCGCGCGCGGCATTCTGAACGGCTACACCGGCCCCGGCATCACAGGTGGTGAACAGACCCACCAGTTGAGCTTGGCGGAGTCGGCGTCTCATGGTCATGTCGTGGGCGACCACGTCCATGTGGGAGCTGGCGCCCCTCCTTCCGTGTTCGCATTCTTTAATGCCGGTGTCATAGTTTCTGATCTAGTCACCCCCACCACCGGAACAGGAAACTGGCTGGGCTACCTGCCGGCCAATACAACCGGAATACAATCTAATCTCCTGACCACCGACGCCAGAGGCAGCGACGGTGCTCACAACAACATCCAGCCGACCATCGCCGTCAACGTGGCGATCGCTCTGTGATTGCGCTGCCCTCGATATGCACGCGCTGCGGCGCGCGCTGCGCCATGTACCACCACGACTACTATGTCGGCGCACCGTCCAAGCCGCTGCGGACCTGGTCGGTGCTGGCGCCGCTCTACTACTTCGATAGCTTGGGCTTCTGCAGCGCACATTGCGCTACTTCCCATAGACATCGGACGCACGCACCTCTGCCGCCAGCGGCAGACCGTCAAAGCACGACGGCGGACGCACCATGATGTCGTGCAGCGCGGCCTTGGCCTCGTCGACCTCGTCCTCGAACACCTCGAGCAGCAGTTCGTCATGGGTGTGGCCGATCAGTGGCCAGCCATTGCGGTGGAGCTCGCGCACGCCGTAGCGCAGCAGGCTGGCGGCCTCGGCCTGGGTGATGTTCTCACACTGCAGGCCGCCCCACAGCGTCATGCGCGGCCACTCCTTCTCGTCTTTCTTGGGTCGCCACGAGCCCTTCATGCAGGTCACGCGAGATTGCGGTCCGAAGCGCCCCGGCACCTCTTCGACGCGCGGGTAGGGATAGGCGAGCTGCTTGCCCGATGGCAGGCGGCACCACAGCACCAGGTCTTTATCGCACAGGTAAGTGACGCGGCCGGCAGGGTACTCCACGCCAGGATCTTTCACGGCATTGTAGGCGGCGATCTCGAGCTGCAGCCAGAAGCGCTGCGCCCACGGGTTGGAGACGCGCCACTTGGTCTTGAGATCTTCAGCCTCCTCGGTGGTCAGGCTGACACCGTAAGCCCGCGCCATCGACAGCACGGCGCCCGCCCCGCCGCCGAACCCGAAGGCCAGCACCGGGATCTTGCCGCCGTTCTGGCGCTGCGTCTTGGTCACCTGATCGGGCGGGATGTTGTAGGTCAGCGCCGCCTGGCGCGTGTAGACATCCTCGCCGCGGGCGAAGCTGTCGAGAAGGTCGCTGGCGCTGTTCTGCAGGCTGAGCCAGGGCAGCACGCGCGCCTCGATCTGCTCCCAGTCGCCCCACACCAGCAGCTTGCCCTCTTCGGCGACGATCGCCGGACGCAGGCAGCGGCTGAGGATGGTCATGATGTCGTAGGGCTTCTTCAGCCGCTCCGATTCGCCGGGCTCAATGTAGAGACGGTCGTGCGCGTCGCGGCTGGCGACGTCGATCAGCGCGTCGGGGTGGACGTTGGCCTTGATGGCGTCGACCACGCTCTCGACGTCCGGAAGCTTTTTTCGAACGAAGTTATGAACTTGCAATCCGTGCGACGAGAACCGATGCGTCTGTCCAGCGCCCGCAAATACATAAGCACCTCGGACACGCCCATCGGGCCCCGCTCGACTCTGCATCGCATTAAATTTAGCAGTGCTAGCACGTCCGCCGTCGTGGATGAGCTGGATGAATTCACGAACGTCTCCGGTGATCTCGTCTTCATTGTCGGCGGCCAGAAGCGTCTCGCGCACCGCGCGATCGAAGCTCACCTTACCATTATCGTCGGGCATCAGCCGGCAGTGCGGCGGCAGGTTCTCGTTCAGCCATTTCTTGATGCGGCCGAACTGTTTGGGCGACGTCACCTGGCTGTGGGTCAGCACGTTCAGCGTCTCGCGGATGTCGTGCAGCTCCTCCTCGGCGTAGGCCTGGGCCGCCTTGGCGAGCTCGAGGTCGATCGGAATGCCGCGATCGTTGATCTCTTCGGTGAGGTAGTAGTCCTCCCATTCCTCGGCGGTGAGGTCGCACAACACCTTGCTGATCTCGACCTCGGCGATGACGTCGAGGCCGCAATAGTGGCACAGCATATCGTACTCTTCGAGGTCGCTCGCCCATTGGCCGTTCGACATCGGCCGCATCCACTTGCGCATCATGGCGTCGTCGCCCTTCTGCCAGTCGAGGTCGAGTGCCTTGCCGCAGAGACCGAGGGAGCCGGGCAGCGCCATGGCGCGGGCGCGCGCCATGGTGCATCGGAAACGCCGGATCGGAATGTCGATCAGCAACACATCGCGAAACACGATGCGTTCGAAATTGGCGTTCCAACCCTCGAACATAATCTCCGGATCGTCGAGCGCGGCGTCGAGGTCGGCCGGTATCGGATCGCCGCGGCCGACGTGCCAGGTCTGCATCGTTCGCGCGCGATTAAAAGTGTATTTCAACACATGGACGCGCGTCGACGGATGCGCGGCGTAAACGTAGACACCGACCTGGGTGAGGTCGGCCTCGGAGCCAGTTTCAAGATCCCAATTACAGATCTTCATCGCTGACCTTTTTGTACACCGCCAGGATTTCATCCAAGGCCACGCGCCTGGGGTAAAGCGTCTGTTCCGGGGCGATGACGACACCAATGACGCCCCAGGACCGGACTTCCTCAACCAGCAACAGGCAGTCCCGCCACATGAGATCGCTGCCGCCGATCAATACGAAATCTCCCGACTCGATATTCATTTGCCGATCACAATCCCAAGGATGACCATCACGACGACGATTGTCAGGCCGGCAACCGGCAGGGCGATGATGATCAGTTCAGCGTGGCTCATCGCGGACGGTCGTCGCCAACGGCGACGATGATCCAGGCCATTATCGGCACGGCAACGGCCATGATGACGAAGGCCAGTTGCAGATAGCTCATGGTAGTGCCCCCAAAGAAACCGCCGAGGTTTCCCAAATATTTTTGGGAAACCCCGGCGGGTCAGTCGTCCCCGGCCTAAGCGGGAGCGGCGGCGCGGCGCCTACGGCGCGTGACCGGCTCAGACTGCTCTGGAGCAGCCTTGGCCGCTTCGACTGGTTCATCCTCTACGTCGGTCACCGGAGCGGCCGCCCTTCTACGCGTCGGCGCTGCTTCGCTGGCCGCCGCATCGCGCGGCGGCTGGCTCGGCGGCGCCTTGCGCGCTGTGGGTTCGGGTTCTTGCGGCGACGCCTCGGGCTGTGCCGCTTGTCCGCTGTCGTAGGCCACCCACTTCCGAATCTGGAAAATGGGATTGTAGATCTGACCCCATTCGGGGTGCTGATAGGAATCGTTCAGAAGCTCCACAACGGGCACGATATGCGCGGGGTCTTCGATCGACTGGCGATGCATCGACGACATGAGCGCAGAGAAGGCTTTCTTGCCGCCGAAGCTATTGGCCGTGTACTCCACGACCACCGGCAACGTGGCATCCTCGCCATAGACGCACTGCAGCTCAAAGGCGACGTTGACATCCCATTCGGCCCCGCACGCCGGTAATTCATCGAGCGTTACCGGGTTCGGATCGTTGATCGGCTTCATCCGCTTGCCGACCGGCTTACCGCCCTTCCAGGCGATATAGCCGGTCGAAAACGAGCCAGGATTAATGGCCCACAGGCTGTTTTCTTCAACTTCAGTATTGGTCTGTCCGTAAACCCACTCGCCAGTTCCTTTAGTCAGACGCAGAAAGGCAGTGTTTCCAGTTACGCCGACAACATCTTTGGCTCGCAGAAATGCACTGGTCATTCCTTGGGTCGGCAGTTGAGCTCCTTTGAATTTCACCACGTTATTCATAATTCGACTCCTAATTTACATTTCCTGTCACCTGTATGCTGCCTAAGCAGCACGACGCACGCTACACGCTACGCGATTTTTTTCAACACATTCGCGAACATCTGCGGCGACACCACCTCGGGCCGCGGATCAGCGACCGGCGCGATGGTGTTGCCCGAGCTCACCGGGTTGGCGAGCTTGTTGACCTCGGTCTTGGGGATCACCTTCTCGGCTTGCGCCGGCGACAGCAGCTTGGTTACCAGGTACTGCGCCGCCGGGACCTTGCGCGATTTGAAAAACGCGATCGCCGCGGCCTCGTCGCGCCACTGCCGGATCGCGCGCTTGCCGACCAATTTCCAACCCTTGACCTTCACGCCGTTCTCGATCTCGTGCTGCAGACGCTCCTCGGCCTCCTCGGCCCATTTCTTCCACCCCCGGATCTTGAGCAGGCGATCGGCGATCTCGTCGAGGTTCATGGTGTGGTTGGGCGCCACCAGGGTGTCGAGCCGCTGTGTCTTGGACGGGCAAACCAGCTTGGCGGCGCAGTACTGGCACCATTCGCCCTCGACGAAGGGCGCGCCGGGCTGCTTGGAAACGCGGATGGCCGTGCCGATCGTCGTTTCGAAAGCGTCGAGCACGGCGGCCGACACGGTACGCTTGTCGGTCGGCGGATCCATCGCCGGCTGGATGATATAGAGGTCGATCTCCTCAACCTTGGCGAATTCCGGAATACTCTTGCGCGCATAGCAGGCGTAGACCATGCCCTGGTCGGAATCGGCCGTGACCTCCTGGCCGCCAAATTTGAAATCGATGATGGCGGCGCGCTTGCCGCCGACCAGGGCAGCATCCAGCGAGCCATAGGCCTCGTCGGTCATGCCGACTTCGCGCTCGGAATACAGCGAGGCGAGGACGGGAAAAGTCTCCTCGATTTTCTGGTACTCCTCGAGCGCCAGCTTGATCGCCATGATGTGATGACCTTCAAGCTTCACCCCGAGCACGGTCGAGGCCAAGAAATCCTCCGGCATCTTGTCGGGGTCGAGCAGAAGCTGCTCCATGACCTCGTGCTGGGCGCTGCCGTGGATAGCGGCCAGGCCGGCCGGGTGGCGCGGCACCTGGGTGCGGAGCGCCACACCGCCCGGACAATTGAGCCACATGCTGGCGTTAGAGCCGCCATAGACGCTGTGTCTGGTCACGGGCATGGGCGTTACCTCTTGCTGTCGGCGGTGGCCGGCACCAGCTCACCTGAGGCGACGCGAAACGCCGCATTGGCGATGTAACTCGAGCGTGAGACATGGAGTCGTTTGGCCGCGCGATCGATCGCCCGACGCCATTCTGGGGGCATCTGGACATGGGCGCGAACCGTCTCGCCTTTGGGGCGTTTGGGCATCCTGGAAGCCATACTGATCCTCTCGGGTATTGGGTTCGGGGGTGGCTATACTTGACAAGTCATAGCGGTGTCAATAAATCCCCGCTATGGTGCTTCGACTAGAGCTTCGGACATGGCAACAGAGAGCGACCTCGAGCGCCAGTGCCGACTGCACGCCCAGAGCCTGGGTGGTTATCTGCTCAAAATACGTATCCCTGGAACGCGCGGCTTCCACGATCGTTTGCTGCTGTTACCACCCGGTTATGTCGCCTTCATCGAATTCAAGCATCCAGGCGGTAGGGGGCGCAAGAGCGCGCCACAGACGCTATGGCAGCACCGCCTGGAGGCCCTCGCCATACCGGCTTTCGAGATCAGTGCTTACGCCGATTTCTGCACCCTTTGCCACAAGAGAGGGCTCCGCCAATGACCACTGACAAGCTCGAGCTCGTCGAACCGACGTTCGTCCTGCGCGCCAGCGACCCGCTGGCGCCCTCCCTGATCCGACAATGGGCGCGCCGCCAGGAGCTCGAGATCGCCAAGGGCCGCGCGCTCAGCGCCGACCTTGGTGACGTCGAGCGGGCGCGCAAGCTCGCCGCGGATATGGAGAAATGGATTCGCAACGACATCGTGCAGCGCCACGCCACCGCCCGCGAGAAGTTCAGCGTGCGCTACGGCAAGCGGGCCGAGGTCATCAAGTTGAGCACCTTCAGAAAATGAAACCAGCGCCGTTCCAAATCGAAGCGTCTCAATTTGTTTTCGAGCGCGACCATTCGATGATGCTGGCCCGCATGGGCACCGGCAAGACGCTGAGCTACCTTATGGCGATGCAGGATTGGCTGGAGACCGGCGCCGCCAAGCGAATCCTGGTCGTGGCCCCGCTGCGGGTCGTCGAGAACGTCTGGCGCCAGGAGCGCGACAAGTGGGCGATCCCGCTCACCATGGAGCGGGTCACCGGCGAGCGCACCGGCAACCAGAACCGCGCCGCGGTCGAAGGCGGCAGCCAGGTCCTCCTGGTGAACGTCGAAATGGCGTGCAAGCTTATCGCAGACGGCAGCCATGGCTGCGACGCTATCGTGTTCGATGAGCTCAGCCGTTGGCGCAACGGCACCGGCAAGCGCCAGAAACAGATGCGCCAGCTCACGAAGAAAGGCTTCAAGATCAAATCGGGCGGGACCGGCACGCCGGCGCCGAACGGCCTCACGAGCCTCTACGGCATGGCGGCGACGGTCGGCCTGGACATGTTCGGGAGGAATTACGAACGCTGGCTCCGGCAGTACTTCTACCCGACCGACTTCGAGCAGCGTAAATGGGCGGCCTTTCGCGAGACGCCCAACCAGCTCGCGGAGATCATCAAGCCGTGGACCTTCGTCCTGGAAGACAACGCCGTCGAGCTGCCGCCGATCGTGCGACCCTCGATCGAACTCGAGATGCCGGAGCCCCTGCGCGCCGCCTATGATGAATTCCGCAAGACTTTCACGCTGAGTGATCACGAAATCCTGGCGGCCAATTCCGGTGTCCTGCGTGGCAAATTGAGGCAGATGGCGAGCGGCTTCATCTACGACAACGCCGGCGCCCCGATCGCCCTCGACCCCTACCGCCTCGATGCTTTGGAAGACGTCATCATCGAGCAGAACGGTCGGCCGATCTTGATCGCGTATGAATTCCGCGAGCAGCTCGCGGCGATGCTGCGGCGCTGGCCCGAGCTGCGCTGGATCGGTGGCGGCAGCAAGCACGACGAGCTCACCATCAACGCCTGGAACGCCGGCCAGCTCGACAAGCTTGCGTTGCATCCTGCATCGGCCGGACATGGCCTCAACCTGCAGTCCGGCGGTAACTCGATCGTCTGGTGGCAGCTCCCCGATGATCTTGAGCTTTACGATCAGACCGTGGCGCGCCTGCGGCGCCGCGGCCAGGTCGACGACCATGTGTTCAGCTATGAACTGGCGGCGCGCGACACGATCGACCAGGCGGTGGCCGAGATGGCCGTGGCCAAGGCACGGACCCAGGACAATCTTTGGGGAGCACTACGGCGATGAGCAAAGAACTACCACCCTGGGGCGCGGTGTGCGGCCTAACGATGAGCCGCATCCAGGCCTACATCTACGACTTCAACCGCCATCACATCCACGACCTGAACGGACACGGCGAGGCGATGACCAAACGTCAATGGGGCATCGCCGTCGACGACTTCGTCTTCGTCCCTGATCAGAAAAGCCTGTTCGACAATTGGCGCGAAAGCACGCCCTATGGCTACATCGTCACCGCCGGCGACACAGGCGTAAAACGATTCGAACCGGCGACCGGCTTCGATCTTGCCTCGCAGGATTGGCCGCCGACACGGCTATAAAAAGCCGTGGCGGACATTAAACTGCCACGTCTAGAACAAAGGAGGAATTGGGGAGCCTGGCTTCTTAGGAGCTGCCCCGGACCGCTCCGCACAACAAGCCGCACCTGCCTGAAAACGCCGCCCCCATGTCATAACACGGCGTCTACTGGTCAATCCTCGCCAGGCTGCGGGCTTCTCACCCGTTTGAAACGGGGTAAGGCGGTATCCGGATTATCCACCGCCTTATCCACATATCCCCAGAACCTCCCCGGATATTTGCACGGTTCCGGGAGCGCGAACGTATCCTGAACTTCTAAGCGGCTTTGGCCTTCAAAGACAGCGCCCGCCCGGCGACCATCTCGGCGTGGCGCCGCTCGTGCTTTTTCAGGCCACCGCCGAACGGGCTCACCTTCACGCGCTTGCCGCTGGCCGGGACATTGCCGCCCTTGGCAGTCTCGCCGACGCGGTTGCGCGACGGCAGAAGCTTGATGGTGATCTTGCCATCATGCGCCTCGGCCCGCTCACGCAGCCGGCGGATACCGACCTCAGTATCGAAATCGCGGGCGATGGTGTCGCGGTGCTCGTACTTCATGCATTCGATTGGCAGGCCGTTCTTCATCTTGGTGGCGATGAACGTCGTCTTATAGAACCAGTCCATCATGCCGACAAAGGGATGCGGAAAGTGGCTCTTTTGCCGCTTGCAGGCTTGCGATACGGCGCAGCGCGTCGAGTTGCCCATGCCGTCGAGGGCGATCGATTCGTCGATATCGGCGATCGACAGAAACAGGGTCACCGGCTTTCTCGCCAGGGTGACCTTGGCAAACGATTCGACCGTCTGCACACCGCGGCCGTCCAGGTAGTCGACCTCGTATTCAAACTTGTGCATGGGCCGGGCACGCGTGAGCTTCTTTTGACGGGCCATGAAATCCTCCGTGATATTGATCCGCGGAACAAAGCTTGTGGTCCCACGAAGCCTCTGTCAAGCTATGCGGCTATAACGATGCGTGCAACTAATAGTATTAAATGTTGAAGGGGATACGAACGATGCCACGTAAAGCCGCGCCAGGACTGCCCGCTGCCAAGGCCGAGATCCGCAAGCTCAAAGCCTCTCTCAAGATGCTCACAGATGACTACGACCAGGTATCGAGTCTCCGCGTCGTCGCCGAAAGCGAACGAGATGCGTTGGTTCATCAAATCCGGCAAACCAAACCGATCGCCAATCTGGAATCGGTCAACTTCGAGCGCACCCCGCCGCGCGATACGCTGCAGGACGAGCTCGGCGTCTTGTACGACCTGATCAGGCTCCTCGATGGCGCCGACCCGATCGAGCGCTGCCGCCTGCTGAGCATGCTCGATGCGCGCTATTACGACCCGCCGGCCAAGGCGGCGCGCTGAGGAGAGCAGCGGGGCCTTCAGCCCCTGGGAGTGCGGGCGTGGCCCCGCTGCACCCCGGACCCCGGACGGGGGAGGTGTCAGGGCCGGAACGAGGCCCAGGCTAGGCCCATCCCCAGCGACCCGGCAAGCCCCTGAAAATAGCTGTTGACGATGCGTGATAGTGGGCCCACTATGATCAGACCAACCACGGAGACATCGATGAACAAGCCTTTTTCCTTCGACAACGGTGACGACCTCGGGGACTTCCTGGGCGGCGACAATACCCCCGCCCCCAAGACCCTGCCGCAGGACGAACAGCTCGTCCGCATCCGCGACCAGGGCATCGGCCTGGTGCCGGCCGCCAAGGCCTTCCAGGTGAGCTGCCAGAAGTGCGGCGGCTCGGGCACCTGGCGCGGCACCTGGCGCAGCTTCCCGTGCTACGCCTGCAAGGGCACCGGCAAGCTCAGCCGCAAGACCGCCCCGGCCACCCTGGAGCGCGCCAAGGAGCGTCGCCTGGAGCAGAAGGACGCCATCCGCACCGAGGCCGCTCCGCAGATCGCCTGGCTCCAGAAGAAGCTCGGCCAGCAGGGCCTGCCCGAGGGCTACGCCACCATGCTGGGCGACTTCCTGGCCCGCCTGCAGAACGGCCAGGCGCTCAGCGACAAGCAGATGGCGGTGATCGCCAAGGGCCAGCTGCGCGACGCGGAGTACGCCGCCAAGCGTGTCCAGGCGCCCCAGACGGCTGCGGCGGCCGCCCAGACGGTCCGCACCGCCCCGGCGATGGATGTGTCCAAGATCGTCGATGCCTTCCAGCGGGCCCAGGAGGCCGGCCTGAAGCGCTTCACGTTGCGCTTCACCGGCGCCCACTTCCAGGTCGACAAGCACGACCTGGCCCTGATCTGGATCTCCGAGGGCGGCTACGGCACGGCCAAGTACGGCCGCATCGTCGGCGGCAATTTCCGCCCCGGCCGTGACGCCACCGCCGAGGTGATCGCCCGCATCGCCGCGATCGCCGCTGACCCCCTGGCCGCCGGCATCGCCTACGCCCAGCTGACCTCGAGCTGCAGCGTGTGCGGCCGCCACCTGGAGAACCAGGACAGCGTCGACGCCGGGATCGGCCCCGTATGTGCGGGCCGCTTGAACCGCCCTGGTCTCAAGTTCGTCGAGGTGGCCTTCTGATGTTCATCAACGACAAGCCCTGGTGGGAGACCACCAGGGCCACGACACCCGAAGAGGCCAGTGCCCTGTGCCGTCGTCTTGGTACCTCCCAGTGCGCCGCTATCTGCCTGCAGCATCTCTCCCTGGCGACAGGCGACGGCCGCTGCCCGGAAGCCAGCCGTGTCTGGATGAAGTTATCTACAGGAGAGGGTTGACATGGGGTCGTACTGACCCCATTATCCTCCTCACCAACCACGGAGACAGCAATGACCATCAAGAACATCGAGACCGCCGAGCTGGCCACCATCATCGCCGGCCTGGTCGCGCAGGGCCTGGGCTTCGACTGCGTCCCCGGCCGGGTGCCCGGCACCTGGAACATCGAGCTGACCGGCGCCTTCTAGTCGCGCCGCCCGCCTCCAGGCCCGCTCGGGAAACCGATGCGGGCCTTCGGCGGTGCAAGATCCAACCACGGAGAGTGACATGAACAACTTCAATCCCGACGCGCTGGTCGACATGATCGGCGCCCTCAAGGCCCGCCTCGCTCCCGAGCTGGCCCAGCTCAAGATGCTGGAGGCCTCGCTCAAGGAGCACGGCGCCGGCCGCTACTGCGGCGACGACTACGAGGCCACGGTCTCGGTCCACGATCGCGACACGCTCGACATGAAGGCGGTGCGCGCCAAGCTCAGCCGTCAGTTCATCGCCGCCAACACCACGACGGCCGAGGTCACCGTGCTCAAGGTGACGGCGCGCGTCCTGAAGGTGGCAGCATGAGCCGCGTTCACTGCTTCTCGGGAAACGTCACCCTCGACCGCAGCAGGCGCGTGCCGACGGCCGATGGCCGCGGCTGGACGTCGGTCATCGACAGACGGGAGACCGGGACGGTCAACGTCGAGATCGATGTTGGCGAGATCATCCGTCAGCTCGGCCAGAAGGCCATGCTGAACAAGTCACGGAGCGCGCGCGGCCTGAGCGGACTGATCAAGGTCAAGGTCATGAGCATCAAGACAGAGGTGACGTCATGATTCACGATGATGAAGAAATCGAGCGGCTGCGGAGAGGCTGGCTCGATCAGGCCGCACGCGATGCTGTCGAGATCGTTCGCCTCGAAGTCGACCTGGCCGAGGCGCTCGCGCTCGCCGAGGCGGCTCGCGCCATGCTGGCCGCGTTGAAGGGAGTTGTGCGGGTCGCGGACCGCAAAACCGATGAATTTGATGCAGCCCGCGCCGCCATCGCCCAAGCCGAGGCGGCAGGGATCACCACAGGAGAAGACGAATGACTAACCCTAAAGAAAAGATAGTTATTCGCTTTGAACAATGGGAGGCGGCTCGCGCCATGCTGGCCGCGCTGAAAGAGGCCGTCGAGCGGCCACGTCACAGCACAGAGAACGCCGACTGGTGGGAGCGCGTTTACGCCGCCATTGCCCAAGCCGAGGCGGCAGGCATCGGGGAAGATGACCAGCCATGACCAAGCGTCATCCCTACGAAGCTCTGCGCCAGGTCGCCGTCATCGCTGGCGGCATCTGGCTGGAGAGCGCCGGTAAGAAAACCAAGTGGAGCTCGCGCCGCTACGTCCGCTATGCCGATCTCGAGCGCCTGCGTGTCGCCCTGGAAGCCGCCGGCTACGACATGGAGGCAGCACTCAAGCGATTCAAACAGCAGGGCGCGGTCCCTGACGAAAAGGAGAATGTAGCGTGACCGACACCCTCTCCCCGGCTGCCCTGGCGGCGCTCAAGGACTGCTTCGCGACACGCGGCCCCAATAAAGGCCGCTTCCTGTCGCGCGCACCGTCACAGGACAAGAACCCTAACGCCCACGCGGCCTGGCACGGCGCGATGCTCAGCATCAACCCGTTCAAGGCCAGCGTCGGCGCCTACCTGTTCATGTCGCACGACGAGCGCGTGCTGCACCAGGAGGTCATGGCGTTCTTCGACGCGCGCCCCGAGCTGCGCGGCCTCGACAAGGACCGCGCCGCGCTCGAGCGCCTGGGGGTCTGGTGATGCGCACCTTCATCGCGGAATCCCTCGGCCTGATACTCGTCGTGGCCGGTAGTCTCGCAATCACCTTTATCGGTATTGCCGTATTCAGAAACCTAGGAGTGTGGTGATGCATTTTATCGTTGCCGCCATCTTCATTGTATGGCTCGCGTACTACCTCCACAAAACGGGTCAATAATCATGCCTGGCTACAAACCTGCCCGCGATCTGAAGCTCAACGCCAACGGCAAGTACAGCATGTCGCTGTCGCGCGACACCATGGTCGCCCTCGAGAAGATCGCCGAGGACCTCGAGAAGGTCGTCGGCGTGCCGTTGACCCGCATGCAGGTGATCAAGCACCTGATCGCCCTCTACCAGACCAAGCACAGGAAAGCAGACCGATGAAGTACCGAGTCGAGGTTATCGCTGATAACAGCGGCAAGTGGTGTAGCAACCAGCTCACCTTCGAGACCGAGGCCGAGGCCAAGGTCTATGCCTTCGACCTGATGATGCGCTGGACCCTGGTACGCGAAATCCGCGTCGTCGAAGTCGAAGAGGAGCCGACATGACCGCCATGGACTGTTGGAAATACACCGCGCGCTGCCCGAGCTGCGCAGCGACTGGCATCGTCAACGTCGAAGAGCTCGACGGCTGGTCTTTCGTGAGTGCGGGGCGAGACGGCAAACAATTCCGCTGGATACATTGGCCGCCCGAAGGCTTCGTCGTCTATAGCGACGAACGCGGCAATGACGCAGTCAAATGCGCGGCCTGCGACGTGAAGATCGGCCCTGGGACGCTGCTATGAGCGTCACCCTGGAGCTCACCGAGCTCGAAGCCGACTACGTCACCCAGGCGCTGCAGCACGAACTCGACATGACCGAGCTCATTCTGCGCCACCCCGACGAGGTCGTCGGCGAAGTGATCGACGCCCAGACCATCAAGTGGACGATAATCAACGACCTCGTGCAGAGGCTCGTCGTATTATGATTCGCATCTGGACACTGCACCATAAAACAGGCGGCCATCTCCACGGCTCGGGCGATTTCAGCCCTGACGCACCGTTCTTCTCGACCAGGGAGAAAGCCGAAACTGACTTGAAACACTACGGCGCCGATTTTGAAGTGGTTGAGCTGCGCAGCCTCGCGCCCAGTGTTCTCAAAAGCGGGGGCGATTCTTATGCCTAACATCAAGCGCAGCCTGCACATGATGACGATTGACCTGCCCTACGGGCCCGAGCTCGAGGTCGACATCTGCTTCACCTACGACGCCGACAGCGGCGAGCTGATCTTCGTCGCCGCCGACCCGCCGCAGCCGTTCAGCGGCGCCTCGGCCGAGCTGCAGTACGAGCGGCTGCAGAACCTGGCGCACGAATGGTTCGACCGCTACGGCCACGCCCGCGCCTTAAAACAGATCGAAGTCGACAAGGAATACGAATGAACCGCTTGTTGTGCTCGCGCTGCGGCGCGCAAATTGACCGGCAGAGCCCGCTCATCTTCGACTTCGAGCACGCCGTCGTATGGTGGCGCGGACACGACCTTCATCTCACACTTGGCGAGCTCCGTCTCATGCAGAAGCTGATCGAGACACGCGGCGCCTGCTGTTCGACGCGCGCGCTCTACGACGTCATCAAGACGCCGGGCTTCACGGCCGGCGCCGGCAACAACGGCTGGCAGAACAATGTGCGCTCGATGGTCAAGCGCATCCGCCACAAGTTTCGCAAGATCGACCCTGGCTTCGACGCCTTGCGCGCCCGCAACGGTCTCGGCTACTTTTGGCAGGAGGAGGCGTAATGGCCACGCTACCGCGCATTCATCTCAACGGTACTCATGCCACGACCCTGTTGAGCGGCTACGCCGAAGCCCTAGCTGCCGTTGACCGCGCCATCCTGGCGGTGCTGAACATCACCGTGCATGGTCGCGACTACTACGTCATCAGCGACGCCGCGATCGACGAAGCGCTCGCCGAGCATCGTGGACGGCTGATCAAGCTCAACGAAGTGCGTGATGAATTGCAAACCATCAACCTCGATCTCATCAGACAGAATTACGAGAGACTGGCACGCCGACAAACAGGAGACTGCCCATGACCTTCAAAGTAGAATTCTTCATCGACGACAAACAGCTCGGCGAGGCTTTCAAGCGTCTCACTGGCCTGGCCAAGAACGTCAGCTACAACCATGTCGCCAACCTCGAAAAGACGAGCGACATCCAGGCCAATGGTCAGGCCAATCTCACCGCCACGGAGAGCCTCGAGCTGTTCGTCAAAGAGCTGCGCAAGATCGGCAAGGACCATGTGAGGGCGCCCGACGCCCGCGAAGCGATGAAAGCCCTGGGCTACGCGCCGACCTCCTACAGCTATTTCCTGAAGCGGGCACTCAAGCAGGGCCTGATGAAGCGCCAGGGCGGCACCAACCAGACCATGACATACAGCTTTAAGAAGGAATGAACCTCGTGGCCAAGGCACTAATGACACTAGCACAAGGGGGTACAGTATGAGGTTGTTAAGGTCGTATCTTTTTCGCAACAAAGATCCCGAAATCGATCGTATCAGAACTCTAATACAAGAGCGTCACAAGACGACCAGCGCGGAGGTGCTCGAACAGATCGCCGACGATGGCGGGCCGACCGCCGGGACGTTGCATGCGTGGTTTCACGGCAAGACACTCCGGCCGCAGAACGCGACGCTCGAGGCAGCCGGGCGGGCGCTCGGCATGCAGCGCGTATGGGTCAAGCTCGGAAAGACCAGGCCATGAAGTGGGGCAAGATCCCGATCACCCTGCCGCGTGGTCCGGCAGCCTGTCCGTTCTGTGACAGCGACGACCTGGCCCAGAGCTTCCTGAACCTCGCCAACAAGCGCACCTGGATGATCACCTGCAACGACTGCGGCGCCCAGGTGATCTCCATCAAGAGCCAAGATGACGTGGTGCTGGCGTGGAACCGCCGACCAGGAGGACGCCCGTGAAGGTTTTCCAGTCCCTGATGACGCGGGGCGCCCTGGTGCGCACGCCGAGCGACCGCCACGGCATGATCGAGAGCTTCGACGCCCACAGCAACACCGTCGAGCTCTCGTTCTTCGACGGCCATCCCAACGAAAGCTTCTCCATCCTGAAGCTGCGCGCCGGCAATGACGTCTCGCAGAAACAGGCGGTTGGCCACGTCACCAAGGCGTTTCCCAAGATCCTCGACGTGGAGCCGCTCAGCGAGGCCGACACGGCGCGCGTCAAGATCGACCCGTGGCGCCTGCTCGGCGGCTGAATTCCGACCTGATCAAATAGAGGAGAAGAAAAATGATCGAAGCAGTTCTGTGGATGGCCGGCGGCGCGCTCGCCGTGTTCGTCGGCCTGGTGTTCTACGCCGCCTGGGTCGACGTGATGGACGAAGCCGAACGCCATGACTTCAAGCATCGCCATCATCACAAGTGAACCGGGCGGTGAAGCAACATGA